GTATCAGCGAACCCATAATATTGTTGATGGTCCAGGACAGCCTCTATTTGTGATAGCGTGGGGTATATTAATAATGTTAAATAGCAATAGATAAAAAACGGCGTTTTAAATCTTCAAGGGTGTAATTATATTATAATAACCGAAATGTTGTTTATGAATAAATAGTATAAATAGTATAAATAGTATTTACAGATAGTATTATTGTCATGAATAAAATAGAGTCGGGAGAAAAATTGGATTTTCATAATGTATTGATTCGTCCAAAACGGTCAACATTGAATAGTCGCTCAGAAGTAGATCTACAGAGAGAATTTAAGTTTAAATATTCATCGATTGTATGGAAAGGAGTTCCTATTATTTCGGCAAATATGGACAGCACCGGCACTTTTGAAGTTTGTGAATGTTTGAGTAAACACAATATGGTAACTGCTCTTCATAAATTTTATACAGTAGAGGATTATAAAAAATTTAATAAAAAACAGATTGATCCGGGACATTTTATGATTTCTACAGGTATTAATGATAATGCTATTGATAGATTAAAAGAAATTTTCTCTGTTATTGATAGTCATTGGATCTGTATTGATATTGCAAATGGTTATATTTCCAACTTGATAGAGTTTTGTAAATCAGTAAGAGCGGTTTTTCCTAATAAAATTATTGTTGCAGGTAATGTAGTAACACGAGAAATAGTAGAAGAACTTATATTAAACGGGAACGTTGATATTGTCAAGGTTGGTATTGGTCCTGGAAGTGCATGCACTACACGTGTAAAAACAGGTGTTGGAATGCCTCAATTATCTGCCGTTTTAGAGTGTGCAGATGCAGCGCACGGAGTGGGTGGCCATATTATTTCAGATGGAGGGATTACGTGTCCTGGTGATATGGCAAAAGCATTTGGCGGGGGAGCCGATTTCGTAATGGTTGGTGGTAGATTTGCCGGACACGATCAAAATCCGGGTGAAGTGGAAGAAATTGACGGAAAAAAATTCAAGTTTTTTCATGGAATGAGTTCAGATAAGGCACAACACACACATTATGGGAAAATGGAGAAATATAGAGCATCTGAAGGGAGAGTATTAAAAATTCCATATAAAGGTGATTTAAACGACACCGTTCACGACTATTTGGGAGGATTAAGAAGTACGTGTACTTATATTAATGCATCTACAATGAAAAATATGGCGAAATGCACCACTTTTATTCGTGTATCTCAACAGGTAAATGATTTATTTAAATAATAATAATACACTTCGCATTTGTTTTCTTTATTACTACAAATATATGTAATAAAGAAAAAAGAAGATTTAATGTATAATACGATAATAATAAAGCGTGAATAGAACAATTACAGTAAGAATAAAGAAAAAGTATATAGCCAAATATTTCGCGGAACCTGTCCAATTCATATTATGTGTATATAGATACACTCCTTGTTCAGGTGTATAAAAACGATGGATATTTTTTTTATATAATTCATTATGTGATTGAAGACAATCTTCTTCGCAATGATTGTCTTCTTCCGGTATAGGACTTAATGGATTATTCACCATAATGGTTAATATAACTAATTATTCTGTCTTTGTATTATTTTTGAATGATTCTTTTTATCATAGCCTATACCTATCTATGTTCGTTTCACTTTTCTCATAGATAGTAATTAAAAATGGTAGAAACCATATAAATAAGTATTACCTATAAACAGTATGTTTCATTTTTTGTTTATAATCTTGTTGAATCTTAGCTACGGATTTAAGAGTAATAGATTATCAAAGTCGCAAATTTCAACGAAAAAATATCTGCTTCCATCAGATGAACTTAAAGCGGCAGGAATATCAAATATTGGCGTTCCGTGGAGTTATACTGATTTATTTGAAAATTCTAAAAACAATATTGTAAAATCATTATCTATTTTAGAAGATGGAACTCGGGCAATTGCAGTTGAACAAATAGATCCGCATACAACACGCGCCCATATTGTAGATATTATTCCAGACAATGTAAATAATTTATTAGATCATATGTTAAAATACAATGTGAATGTGGACGTGTTTCAGAATCCAAAAAATGAATTTATTGAAATTGTTTCAAGATGCGGTGAAGCTGTTTTCACTGTTTCGATATATTTGTTAGCATTTACTTTGGTAGTAAACATATTTTTAGCTATTCGTAATCTGGATATAAATATAAAGAATGACAGTTTGTTTGACAATACGCCCTTCGCTCCTATGCAAACCGATAATATCAATCTATTTATAAATAATGAATTAAATACTACATTCAGAGATGTTGCTGGTTGTGAAGAATCAAAATTCGAATTAATGGAAGTGGTTGATTTTCTTAAACATAAAGATAAATATGAAGAAGCTGGTGCGAAGATTCCCAAAGGCGTTTTATTAGAAGGCCCTCCGGGAACCGGTAAAACATTGTTAGCCAGAGCAGTTGCAGGAGAAGCACAAGTTCCGTTTTTTAGTATTAGTGGTTCTGAATTTATTGAGATATTTGTAGGGGTAGGTGCTTCAAGGGTGCGAAAGTTATTTGAAAAAGCAAGAAAGAACCAACCTTGTGTTATTTTTATTGATGAGATTGATGCTATTGGAAGAAAGAGAGGAGCCGGTGTTGCCGGAGGAAACGACGAAAGAGAACAAACTTTAAATCAGATTTTAACAAATATGGATGGATTTTCTCCAAATCAAGGCATTGTTGTGATTGCTGCTACAAATCGTATTGATATTCTTGATCAGGCATTGACACGCCCTGGTAGATTTGATAGAAAAGTCCAAGTTGGTTTGCCAGATTACGAGGGAAGAAAAGAAATTATGAAAGTTTATTTTGGAAATAAAAAGATAGATAATACGATTGATTTTAATGAATTGTCAAGTTTAACGCCCGGGTTTTCTGGAGCAGATATTGCAAATTTGGCAAATGAAGCAGCTATATTTTCAGTAAGAAAAAATGCAGATAAAATTACCCGTGCACACACAATGGATGCTTACGAAAAAATTACAATAGGACTGGTGTCTACTATACAAACAGCAGATGCACACGTGATAGAACTTGTAAGCGCTCACGAGATAGGACACGCATTAATGGTTGCAATTTTTAAAGATATGTTTGATCTAAGAAAAGTAACGATTAATGAAAATAAGAGTGGAGCAGGTGGATATACATTGTTTACACCAAAGGAAAGATTTCAAAAATATCCCACGAAAAAATTTATGTTGGCAAATTTAATTATTGCATTCGGCGGAAGAGCAGCTGAAACTTATTTATATAGAAAAACAGAAACAGAAAAAGAGGAAGAGATTTTTCGTTTATTTACTGATTTAGAAATTACTACAGGAGCATCAAATGATCTAAAACAAGCAAGCTCAATCGCACGATCTTATATTACTGATTATGGTTTTGGTGAATTTATAGGTAATCAAGAAGATACATATAATTCCGAAACGCCTTTTATGGGAAGAGATTATGGAATAGATCCTAAAAAAGTAAGCGAGAATACAGTATTTAATATTGATATGCAGGTAAATATGTTACTGGAATTTGCATTTAATCAATCTTATACACTAATTGAAAAAAAGCATATTGTATTTGAAAAATCAGTAGATATGCTAAAGGAAAAAAGAATAATCAGCGGAAAAGACTTGTATGATTTACTGTAAATAGCAGACTAAATTAAACCTTTTTCAGTTATCTTGTCTCGTAATTCTTTTTCTGTTATATGTTTCTGGAATTCTAATATATAACAAATATCAAAGATATACGATTCTTCTCCTCCTGACTCAATGTCTAAATCCAATATATAGTTAACACAGAACTCGGGAGTGAGTTTTTGTGTGGCTAAGAGTATTTTTTCATCAAGATGTTCAATATTTTCTTCAAGAACTTCAATTGAATATTTATGTTTATTCTTCAGTAAGTCAGTGTTAGTTACTTTCATAATTACTCAGCTTAAAACACAATATAAAAGGTATATTGTTATATAATAAAAAATATTTATATCTTTTTATTATATGGATTCTATTTACAGCATCGCGAGGTAATTATATAGTCAGTTATAAATATTGTATTTTATTCTGGTATGGTTTTCAAGTGAAATGTATTCATTATATCCATTTTTAAAATAAACATCCGGTAGATTTATCTGTGTTTTTAATACATCATCTACCATAAAATGATTATTATGAGTAAGTGTATAGTTACCAAACTCAATATATTGTTGTTTCGTATTACATTTATATACCAATGGACACACATTTTTTAATGCAAATAGCTCTATGTTAATAACCCGATGTAACAATATGGTAGATGACTTAGGTAACATGCCTCTATATTGACTAAATAGAAGTTGTATTTAATATGTTTTTAATCATTTATTTTTGGAGCTAAATGTAGCACCAATTCCGAACCTAAATGATCGATTTTAAATAATAACTTCAAAGGAACTCCTTCTGTTATTTGAATGTTTACTTCATCAGTTACTTTGTTATATATGGTGATATACCCCAGCATTTTTAAGGTGTAAGAAACCGCCACATCATCAGTAATCGTATAGTCTTTCATATTTTCATTGGTTAATGTTATATTTATTTTTCCTTGGTCCTGAGAATCGGACCCCATAACAACTTTATCTTCTTGGCAGTCAATGTTAATAGTATCATCAAACAATTTTAAATTGTTTATTATATCAGCAAATTTACCACTATCTACTGTCAATGATACATTATATTCCATTTCTGGAATACTAAATAATTCTTCGTCTAACTCTACCAACGGTATTTGTAGACTTTTATTCATTATTGAAACATCCGCGCTGGTATAATAAATGTTTAGTTTATCATCAGTTTCCGTTTCTAATTCTATTTTCTGATTTTTATCTCTCACATTTAAGATTTTATAGAATAAATTAACATTGATCCCTACATTTTCTGTTTGATCAAAATCATAAGTGGAGAAAAACCCAGGCAATAACTTAACTTCAAATACAGAAATTTTAGAATTATCCATTGCTTGAATATACAAATGCTCTTTTTTCATAATAATATTGGTAAAATCAGAAAACGATTTAATATGTTGAAATATGAGGGTAAAAATATGGGCATTTTCCAAACTATCTATACAGACCTTCATTTTATATAATAACGGGTTAATTTTTATATATTTTTTATATACTAATATTGTATATTATGAAATTAAGAAAAACAATAAAGAAGAGAACGAATCGTTCCAAACAAATTAAGCAAAAGGGAAGAGGTAATTTGACAAGTAAACAAAAAGATCCTGACTATCTCGCACGGCTTAGACAATTTGTTGAAGACCATCCTGAAACAGAAGGTGCGTTGCGAAATTATTTTCCTGAATATCCTAAAAAAACAAAAACGAAAATAGTAAGTTCTTTTTCTCCCCCACCAGATGTTAAATTTTATTCTATTCAATATAATAAAGAATTAAATGAGAATCATGGGGTAGATAAAGCCGAACGTGGAGAATCTCCATTTAGGCCAATTAGCCCCCGCTTAATATATGATAATCCTCATAATAGAAGATACACTACTCATTCAAGAAAAAATAATAAAAAAATTGCTTAAACACTATTTTATATTTTATATATAATAGTAAATGTCGTCTTCGAATATAATCAGTATCATTATGGCAGGAGGACTGGGGAAAAGAATGAAATCAGAAACACCCAAGGTATTATTGTCTGTGCAAAACAGACCAATGATTATTCACGTTTTAGAAAAGGCCCTTGAAATAAGTGAACATTATGTGATTGTAGTTGTTGGAAGATATGAAACAGAAATTCGAAACTGTATTGAAACTTATATGAATACATCTCAAAAACATAAAATTCACTATATTAAACAACAAGAAGGTGTAACAAATGGGGAGCCACACTCGATGGGAACCGGAGATGCGCTTAAATGCTGTATGCCTTTTTTGGAAGAAATTGGGCAAAATGCAAAAGTGGTTGTTTTATCAGGGGATGTTCCTATGATTACAACTGAATTATTGGAAAAGTTTTCATCATACGAAAACGCCTTGATTGTTTCAGAGTCAAGAGACCCTACCGGTTATGGAAGAGTCTTTATAAACGCAGATGGAACATTTACAGTGAGAGAACATAAATTTTGTCAAGAACATATGTTATTTTACAAATATGTAAATGTGGGACTATATATTTTTTCAATCGCGTTTTTGAGTAAACATATGAATACTTTACAAGTAAATAGTTCTGGAGAAATATTTTTAACAGATCTTCCGTTTCAGCATTTTATGTATTGGCGCGATTTTTCTTTATTTACAAATGTAAACACAATGGACGAATTAACACAGCTTAATCACACCGCAGTTTCAATTACTGATTGTATATTTATGTAACTTTTGGAACCTTTCGTTGTCCATATTTATGTTTTTTTCTTGATTATTTGTCGAACTTCTAATATTCAACACTGTAAAAGTTATATATTATTGTAATTATTTAAACAAATAACGAGAGGTTACATATTTAGATATGATATCGGGTGAAATATGTGGTATATACATAAGTATAATTACAACTGTTGTCTCGCATTTTACAAAAATATTATGTAAAGCAGATGATACATATCGTTATGTATATAATTCTGATCCAACAATTGCATACTGGCTTGATTTTTCTAAATATTGTTTTTTATATTTTCATTCAGTATTTTTTCAATATTACATCGAACCTTTTGAACCAAATTGGATATATATTGCTGTTCTCTGTGAGAAATGTGATTATTTGTTTTTAGATGAAAAATATCATTATTATACAGATAAAGAAGTAAAACACGATTTGTGTATGAAATATAACATTCAGAAAAAAAGTGAACATTCTCAAGAAGACGGTTTTTTTCTTGTCAATCGAGACGCGTATATTATTTCAAGAAGAACCTTTACCCATAATATAACTGACCCACCAGTATTTGTTAAAAACCCATTTTTGCAAATTTCTTATGTGCATCCTGATATGAACTCATCAATTGATATTCATCTACCCAATAAATACTTTATTGAAAATAACGAATTACTAAGTGCTTGTTTTATTGCAAAATACTTAAAATACCAAGAACTTCCTTTTGATTTTTCAATGCAATATAAAATTAACATTATGGACGATGACATTAATACGATTACATTGACCGCAGACAGTTTTATTCGCCTACTTGAAAAAGGTTATGAGATTGTTACAATTAAAAAATAAAAAAAGTATTTAAAGTTTTTATATGTATTTATATACGAGCGTAAGCCAAATGGATTCTGCATGTATTCCATCTTCATCTCATACTTTAAATGGTAAATGGAATTTGTATTATCATTTACCACAAGATAATAATTGGAGTTTGTCCAGTTATACGGTTTTAATGGATTCCATAGACACACTCGAAAGCATTGTGAGCTTAAACAAAAAAATTCACGAAAATGTCATTAAAAACTGTATGTTATTTGTTATGAGGAAAGGTATTACGCCTATGTGGGAAGATCAACAAAATAGGCACGGAGGATGCTTTTCATACAAAGTAACAAATAAACATGTTCCCGAAGTATGGAAGAGTCTATTTTGTTTAATGTGTGGCGAATCTCTCACGGTAAAGGATGAACATTCTAAATTTATTAATGGAATTACGATTTCTCCTAAGAAAAACTTTTGTATTATCAAAATTTGGTTAAAAACTTCTGATTTACAAGACCCCAATATCATTGTAAATATTACTAATTTATCAAAACAGGGATGTTTGTTTAAAAAACATGAACCTGAATTTTAAGAATGTCGTAGTTACCCGTTCAGCACATAAAATATTGATTTTTATTTCATATTATTATTATAAACAACAATAATATGAAAATTGAAAAGAAACACATCCCCTCGTTGAAACAGGATATTGATTTCAATATCGGACAAAATGCACAAGATAATTTTGATATTATCGACATTTCCCAACCAACAGATATTTGGTTTCATTTACAGGGAACCTCTTCATGTCACGTAATTGCCATTATTCCTGAAAATATGAAATTAGATAAAAAACAAAAAAAACAAATCATCACACAGGGCGCATTAATATGCAAACAAAATAGTAAAGCTAAATCCCAACAAAATGTCAATATTATATATTCCGAAATACAAAATATTGAAAAAACAACTATACCTGGTCAAGTCATTGTTCATCAACAAAAAACTATTTGTATTTAAGCATATTTCTTAAACTCATCTTTCAACGCCTTCGCCTGTGCATCAGTATTAATTTTTTGTTCTAATTGATTCGCTGATTGTTTTAATGTTACTTCCTTTATTTTATTATTTGTATCCTTTTTTAGTTCATTCATATCACTTTTAAATATGGAATACACGCCCTTTAACTTACTATTTAATATATCACTTTCAACAAATCCAGCAATCTTTCCTTCTATGTCGTCATTTTGTTTATTTGTATCCGTTTCTAAACGTTTTAAATCTTTTTTTACTCTATTTACATCTCCTTTAATATTCGATATACTATTTCCTTGTGTTCTTATTCTTTTGTTATGTGTTCTTATTCTTTTGTTAGACATAGTTTCTTGTGTTACTGATACCAAACTATTTTCTGACATAGAATGAAAACTAAACCCGTTTACATTGAATACCGGTTCTTCTTCCTTTTCTTCCTTTTCTTCGTTTTCTTCCTTTTTTGCTGGTAAATTTACATACGCAATTACTGCGATTACTACGATTAGAACTATTACTACACCAACGACTATATTTTTTACCATATTATAAAATTATATTAGATTTTTAACTTGGAGGCAAGGGGGCTAAACATAACTTAATTTCTCCTAAAGAAGCTACATCATATTTTACAATTAATGGTAAATCATTGCCTAAATACATTTCTAAATGACTACACAGCGGAGTACATTTAATAAAATGACTCAAACTTTTCAGCGAAAATTCTCCTTGAATGACAACAGAGGCATCTGATTTCTGAATAAAATTCATATATCCGTCTGACTCTGAACGGAATATGCGACTACTTGCGAATGGGCCATCGCACGAGAAAATTAAATCATTTCCCACAGACTTTATTTCAATTCTATCTGAAATACCATTTAAGTCGCGAATAATTTTTTGAAAATCCGATGTTGGTAAATTGATGACAGTTGAATACTCCACGTCCGGAACCACTAATTCTTCCATATCCGGCTCTATTAATCTCAATTTTTGACTATAACATTGTCGAATATCTCCATTATCATATTGCAATCCTAAAAACGATACAATTCCGTCGTGATAATCTCCCTTCTCGATATACATCGATAATGTATCATCATTCGACATTGTAGATATCACTTTAAAAAAGTGTAATGTATTCGCACAAACAATAATTTTATCTGGATGACAATCATACTTTTCAAACTGACGAGATTTCAAATTTACATTTACCAATATTGTATGAGTTTTATCAAAATTAATAATCTTCAATCCATCCTTTGTAAATGTTATCGTTGCATCAGTTAATATATCCTTTATTGCTGTTATCATATTTCTAATCGGTTGAATTTGCACGGTTTTTATAGTAAGGACATTATTTTCTTCGTTCATATTCCAGTTATAGTTGTTAAGTACGAATGTTTTTATATTTTAATTCGTTATATATATTTATCTAGTTATTTCATTTAGGAATTATTTTAGCACTTCTAATACAGAAAAAATATTTGTTTATATTATAAATGGCTACACAATTAAATACAACTAATCACGATGCACTTAATACAGAGATGAGTAATTTATTTAAGTCAGGATGCTGTTGTGGTGTTAAAATGAGTATTTTTACAGATACAGAAGCTACTGTTCTCGCTACAGATAGCAATGGTGAAATTAAGGATAGAAAGGTTGCTCAAATTTTGAAAACTGCTTCTTACACAAATCCCGCAAATAATCAAGTTACAAAGGCAAATATTAAAATTAAATTTTCCGACGGTTCAATGATTGTTTCTACTGACGATATTGACACGTATTATTACAAATTATGCGACGAAGAATTTACACACCGCAAGTTTTAAATAATATTTTAATTCCTTTTTGAAATATTATTCTATCATTTTAGCTATTCTATAAGCATTATTTTTCTTTACTAATTTACCTATTAAATTCAATTCTCCATTATTTTTCAAATGGTCTTCATATGATTCATAATCATACAATTCCATAGTGTTTTCATTTAGAGCATATTTTATGTTATTAATAGTTACTTCTAATGGGGTCCATCCTAATTCCTTCACCTGATTCTCGTCTTGATTTATTAAATCGTCATTCAGATTTGGATAAGATGCAAACATATTTGATTCTACCTTTCCAAACCCGTAACACACCAAGTTTTCATCTTTATTACCACTCTTATACATTTCACAATCTATTGCTGACTCTTTAATCGACTTCAATAGTTGTTGATTTATCCGTTGTTTTATAGTTGCTATCTCGAACAATGTTTCATCTGTAGTAAGAACGGTTTTCTTGTCCACTTTACTTACATCACGGATTGTCAATTCTACATTATTTTTATCTGTTCTTTGTTTATCGGTTAGAGTTGTCATATACAAAAATACTTTTACATTTCGTTTCTCTTGTGGTAATTCTTGATGACTACATATTCTTCTTGCTCTTCCAACTACTTGTTCTAAGCGAACATTGTGCCAATATGGCTCCATAATATGAACAAAACGAGTATTTCGTAAATTAATACCCTCTGCGCCCGATGCTGTAATCATCAATATTTTTATGATTTCTCCATTATTATTGTTGGGTGCGACTTTTCTTAACTTTTCTGCTATTTCTGTTGGAATATAATCCCAATTACCATTATACACATTACGAATTATTTCCTTCTCTTCTGCTGTTTCTGTTCCTGTGTATAACACAAATTTGGGTTTATTATCATACTCATCAACATCATATGTATATGTATTACCAGTTTTTCTTAATTTAAATTCACTAAAACCATTGGCAAGTAACACCAACCTAAACACGCCTACCCCATATACCGTTCGGAAATGACTATATACCAAATGCAACCCGTCATTATCTTCTGTCTCAATATTTTGTAATATTTTCAACATTTTAGGGCTCGTCAATTCCAAATTCTCGCGGGTTAAATACTCTTTTTTACCATCCTTTTCTGTATCAATTAATTGTAATGCCTTTTTTACAAATTCTGGATTATTAAAATATTCATCAAACACATCTTCGTCCATATTTTCATCATTCATATCGTCTTTCACAATGTTTTTTATTTCGGTTGGAAATACATAATTACAATACGCTCTTGAAAATACGCGATATGTGCTTGCTACGCCAAACACATTTTCAGAATCATCCTTCTTATTTTTCATTTTTTTCGCCTTATTTATCTTTTCGGTCTTATCTGCCTCCAACTTACGCATCTTTTCATATACACCAAATTGATAATCTGAAAATTCAACCTTTTCTATGAAGTAAGGTTCTTCTTCTTCCGTTTTTAATAACTTGGGTAATAAATCTTCTTGAGCACTTCTAAAATACGAGGTTAATCCCAGTATGCGTTTTTTAAATGTATTAATATTTTTTAATTGAGCTGTTTCTACATTAATAAATTCATTTATAAAAGCATCCGTCTTTTCAGGCAAACAACTATAATTGATTTCTTGAATGGCATCTTCCTTTATTTCCAATTTCTCCTTCTTCAATACAGACACTATGTGATTTAAAAATTGTTGATTCGATATATTTCCACTATCGTCTAACTTCACGCCATTATATCTTTCCAATATTTCATTGGAACCACCCTTATATAGATTTTGTGTTGCAAAATCCACTTCATCCTCTTTGATATCCACATCTTCTTTTTGATATAATATTTCTTGAGCAAACCCCGTATTTTTTTTTGTAGACGCCCGCGCCTTTCCTCCCTTCTTCTTTGTTTTTCCCTTTAATGCGCCTCGCTTCTTTGTATTGATAAATCCAAACGGATTCCTCGTTATTTCTAATGTATTATTACTGAATTCCAAATGGTCATATGTTTTCACGCTTTTTTTATCTAATATTTGAAGAATAGTATCTTTGTTTAATTTTCCACCATCTCTCATTTTTACTGGAATAGAATAAGATACTATTGTTCCTCTCAATATATTATACAACACCGCCAGTTCATTTGGATAATTTATCAAAGGAGTTCCCGACAACAATATTATTTTTGCATTATCTGCACTCATTAAATAATTATATAGTTGTATCGACAAAGGCTTGTTCTCACTCGATTTCACATTTAATTTATTTACTATTCTACTAACAAAATTATGTGCCTCGTCTATTATCACTACACTATTATCAAACGGATTTCTTGCACCATTTCCTGTTATTAAATCCAACCCTTTTTGATTTAATCCGTTATAATTTATATCAAAATATTTACTACGAATCATTTCGTTTAACTGTGTGTCGATTTGCAATTGTTCATCTGTATGTAAATCTACAAAATTAGATTCTTTATTTATATTCACAAACCACGCACCTCTCTTTTTTTCAATATAATCTCTCGATAAATTCAATGCACGGGATAAAATGGATACATAATCGGGATTGCCGTCTATAGAAACAAATTCCCAATATTGATTTTTTTTATACAATGCATCCCCGCATTTCTTCATTTCGCTGAAAAAATTCATTTTTAACGAAGCAGGAGTCATAACAAATACACGTTTGTTTGATTTCATTCCCTCTGCCATTGCAATTGAAGTACACGTTTTACCAGAACCCAAACCATGATAAATTAACAATCCTCGATATGGGGTATATAAATTTAAATAATCACGAACTACTTTTTGATGTGTCAGTAAATCAAAATTATTCGATACGCCTGTTAAATCACAACTAACTACTTGTTTATTGTCTTTTATTTCGTTTTTAAAAGGCAAAAATAAATTATTCAATTTTTGTAAAAATATTCTTCTATTATTTAAATAATAGCTTGGTGCTTTCACTATTATTTTTTCTGATTCTGCAGGTAATCTATTTGCTATTTTTTCCTCCCCTATTTTCAGTTCCTCCATTTTTTCCTCCGGTTCAGAACCTTCTTTTTCTAATTCTTGAGCTACTCGATTCACATCATCCTCTACTTTGTCTAATGGACCCTCTTCTTCCTCATTTTCATTTTCGTTTTCTATTAATTCATCCTCTTTTTCCTCCGATTCTTTTTCTTCCGATTCTTTTTCTTCCGATTCTTTTTCCTCCGATTCTTTTTCCTCCGATTCTTTTTCCTCCGATTCTTTTTCCTCCGATTCTTTTTCCTTCGATTCTTTTTCCTCTGATTCTTTTTCCTCTGGTTCTACCTTTTTCGTGACAACAGCTTGAACATCATCCACATCTTGAACATCATCCACATCTTGAACATCTTGAACATCTTGAACATCTTGAACATCTTGAACTTCATCCGCTTCTTGTATTTGTTCAAAATTGTCCTTGGGTATCATTATTTTGCGAGTTGTGATTTTTGGTCCGTTTTCTTCTTTGTATTCATTCTCTTGAGGAATCATTAATTCACTTTTCACAATTCCAGGTTTTAAATTTTGCAATAGTCGCTGTCTATTCAATTTATTGTTATTTCTTCTATCAATAATATGAACACCTTTTCCTTCTCCTTCTTTTAGCTCTTCTTCTCCTTTATTTATTTTTACTGCAACTCCCCTTTTTTGCATTGGTGTAGGTCGTGTTGCTAATATTACTAAAGGTTGAAATGCTGACTCCATAATATATATATTATACTATTATATATATTTAATTTCTTTCTCAAAAAATTGAATAAATACCCCCCATATATATATTTTAATCCAATATCAATTCAACATGAATGTTCTCAACCTTTCTAATATTATTACCGGCACCGTTATAAAACGCCCTTCGGCATATTGTAAAACTCCCTATGTTGCAGATGTATTATTAGATAATAATATTGAAATTCTTGGTCATAGCCCCTCTCTTGGTTGTTGCGGGTTAGCAGACAAAGACGCGTCTGTGATATTATCTAAAATTGATAACAATAAAACAAAAATACCGTATTTAGAACAAGGGATAAGAATTCTGCAATTTCCATAATGAAACTAACTCGGGAATGGATAGAAACACAAACCAGACCAAGTGAATTTCAACGACACCCGTCTTTCACCTGTGGAACACTAACAGGGTTAAGTAAGACGATCGGCAATGAAAAGGTTGCCTATTGATTTTACATCTAAACATACACGATATTTCTTGTAAATATTCTACATAAACGACGCATATAATATACAACCCCCTTCTTCTTTTTTTCTATGTAAGGTACCTCCATAACAGACAACATTCGATTTGTTTCTTTACACCATTTCATTCACGCCGCTTATGTCTACTATTAAAGGACATTTTTTATATATATATTATTAAATATCTTCTAAAGGTAACAAAAAGCGTGTTTCTGAAATATACATATGAATATACACAACATATTCGTAACTTAATTTTAGCAAATTTTCGATTGTCATATTTATATATATCTTTTGATATTATATATGCCAAGATTTAACACTGAAGATAGTAAACAAACTATTTTTGATAAACAATATATTCAACAAATAATACGTGCCTTCAAAAATAAAGACATCATAAAATTACAAGAATATGATACAACATTAAAAAATGCGGCTAACTCCTTAGAAATAAAATTAAACAAAAAATTGTTACAAAAAAACAAATATATGGGAGGAGTTTCAAATAATCAACGCGGAGAAGAAGACATATGCACCGTTTGCTTGGACGGTAACAATGAAGAAAATGGAGAGGTAGTTCATCACCATCCCGATTTTGGGTGTTCTATGCTTGCTCACACCGTTTGTTGGAAAAACTTGCACACCCAGTATATGAGAAATAGGGCATCCAGACACGCCTGCCTAATCTGTAAAAGACAACTTGTATATAATGATGACAGTGATGTTCAAGTCCCCCAAGCACTTAATCATATTGTTCCTCATCGACAAACCATAATAGAAAATGAACAGATCAATAATCGCGATAATTCAGATTCAGTTATGGTTCTTATGTATTCTATTATGACATCTCTGATATTTATAATAATATTAGTTCAGTGTTATTCCATATATACTGATACCCAAAGACAACGCCAGGTGCAACTACAACAAAATATATTTATTAATTTACAAAGAGAAAGAATTCAAGAATTAATATTGGCTTTTCAAGACATTTCGCTTTCACTCAGTCAAATATTAAATAATATACGACTACAGCAAAGCGGAGAACTTCAGCGAACACTTGAGGAATTATATGAAAATGCAATGGAATTAATATCATCTAATGATAATTTGCGTGATGAGTATATAAGCCTATTTATAGGTGAATTAGACGGAGGGGGTAAACAAAAACGGACTAAGAAAAAAATGCGAAAACTTAAAAAACAAAAAAAATATAATAATAAATCAAAAAAACATACAAAACGCACATATAAAAAATATACATCCAAATAATAACTTACACCATTCACTTGCTAAAAATTATTTAATTGTTGAATCGCTTCTTCACACGAAATTTGTTCGGCTTTCTTTTTAATTTTATGAAGTCCTTCTCCTAAAAATACAAGTAATTTCCCGTGCTCACACATATATTGATGAATATCTTGATAACTTGAAAATTCACCCAATGAAATCGCATCGTGGTGTTTGACATTATGAATTGCTTGTCCCAAACATAAATATACCCCCATTCGATACCCGACTTCTACATCGTGAACCTCGACCTCTAAATAATCAGGTGTAACTTTAAATTCCTTCTGAATCTTAACTTGCAAAATATTTTTATAATTATCATCGTTTCGAATCAAACTCATCCAGTCTACGTGTTTCTCAAAGACCTTTTCCAAAAATACATGGACCATTTGGAAACCAGGACCTGTTACAAATAGTGTATCAAACCATTTATCGTCATCTGTAATGTCAAGTTTATTAAAATCTAAAAACAATGCGCCAAGAAATGCCTCAAATAAACATCCCAGTTTCTTCAAATTTGTTCTAATTTGCTTACTCTCGGCGTGTTTAGACAAAATAATCCAGTTATGTAACCCCATTTCATATGCAATTCGTCCAATTGACTCATTTTTTACCAGTGCAATTTTTTTTTCTGTCATAAAACCTTCATCTGCTTTAGGAAATCTTCTATATAATTCATACTTAGTAATACATTCCAAAATACCATCTCCTACAAATTCCAGTCGTTCGTTTGATTTAGTATACAGTGGTAAACAATCTTCTGGTTTAGGCATAATTACTATATCATTCATCTTGTTTTCCTCGTCTGGGCGTTTTGTATACGATCGGTGAATAAAAGCTCGTTTATACAATTCATAATTGTAAATAGGGACATCAATGCCATATTTCTTTAATATATCTTTGATATAGTCTTCACTAATTTGTTTATTTAGGGGATTATAAGGATCAAAATAGTATGTTTCCTTACCCGTCTCATCTCGTTCAACTCGTAAATCTTCTTCCATCGTGTTATTTGCTCTACAACTATTTTATTTCATATTATCAATTTTTTAATTGATTCGAAAATAAAATATATTTAGTAAATATATAATGGTATTAAGTACTACAAAAAAAACTGCATCTATTAGCTCTATTACGAACCAAAACCAAGGAGGTGGAAGCAAGAAATCTGGATTACCCAAGCAGCTTCGTGACTCTTGGACTTCCATTGCCCTTCACGGACGCACTAACTATGGTGAAAATATGACCATGCCTCTTGCTTCTACAACCAGTATTTCCAGACCTATTGGTTCTACACAATCGGGCAATGTTTACTTCAAGGTTGCTTAAGTTTATTCTTTAATTGAAAAACAATATAATAATTTACTATTATATTATTTACTAATGAAAATTATTATTGATATTCGAGAACAAAAATTATACGATCAATGCTGGTCTATATTGTGTTCTCAGCCAACTCCCACTACCATTCAACTCGAAAAAGATACTCTCACATTAGGAGATATTCACATTAAAACAGATGATGATATTGATGTATTAATTATTGAGCGTAAAACATTTCCCGATCTTATTTCTTCTATTAAAGACGGAAGATACGAAGAACAATCGTATCGTTTATTAAATACGTTATCAATGCCTCCTCACTCTATTGTGTACTTACTTGAAGGAAGACTGTCTGATGTTAGAACGGAACAAGAAAAAAAAACAGCGTATTCTGCAATGACTTCTCTCCAATTCTTTAAAGGATTTTCTATTCAAAGAACTTCCACTGTTCGAGAGACGGCCGAATGGTTACTTTATATTTCAGAAAAAATCGAAAGAGATTTTTCCAAAGGCAAAGTACCTTATTATTTAACTCCTCCTTTCCAACGTTTGTTTAAAAATAAACAAACCGATCATTCTGATCAATCCGTAGAAAATGTGATCATCCCCGAAACTGAATATGTAAGTGTAATTAAAAAAACAAAGAAAGACAATATTACTCCTGATAATATCGGGCAAATTATGTTATGTCAAATACCTGGAATTAGTTCCACCACCGCTATTGCCGTGATGAAAGATTTTCAAGATTTTCCGTCTTTTTATCAACATTTACAGCAAAATCCAGATTTTTTAGAAGAAGTGCAATACGATTGTAAAGGAAAATTACGTAAAATCAATAAAAATTGTATTGAAAATATCAAAAAGTTTTTATTAACATAAGTATATGGAAACTCCTGGTGAACTAACAATCGAAAAATTATTTACACAACCTATTCAAAACCCTTGTGTCTATGATCTAAAATTAGCAGACAACGAAGAACGTACGACTTCTTCTGCATTTGAACAAGTGAAAAAAATATTTGTGAATGGCATTTTTTATACTACCGAAGATAAATTTATAGAAACTGAACAGGGTAAAACTGTTTTACTCAATAAAGTTACAAAAAAAGAAATAGAATATGTAAATAAATTTATGTTAAGTGTTGGTATTGAAGTAGTTTACCAACAATTTAATACTGAAGACAAAGATCACTATTTAAGAGGACTTCTATATGCTCTTGAAAAAAACTGTGTGTTTACTGCTAAAGTAACAATTGACTGGAAAACGCAACTTATTCAGCAGGTCAATTTGAAAGTTGATAAAGAAAATTACCCCACCCTTCTCTCTATTTGTAAAAAACATCCAGAAGCAAATTACTTTATAGAACTTTATAAACCAGAACTTATACGGGATTATGTGATTAAATTTGTCAAACCAGAAGACCCCGACAATTTACACGTTATTTATTTTACATACGCCGACATAAAAAAATACCATTATCAACACAAATATTACGACAATTTAGACAAACACGTTCGTTAGTATGAATCATACCCTGCTGAAAAATAAGGGTGTCCGTAAGAATCGCCCTCATCCTCCACATCCATTTCATCATCATCCACATCCATTTTATCATCATCATCCACATCCTCTTTTTTTGGTTCAATAATCACAGTGTTGAGATTTGTATATTCTTTACGGCTGTAATTATACACGTGCCGACTACAATTTTGACAATACCCCATTAATACTGGCTCATTATGTGCATTTAATTCTGTTCCATAGAACATACAATTCGAACAAGTTGGTCCTGACCCCAATTCGTGGTCTTGCGCCCATTCCATAGAGAAATGATTATGGTAATAAATCCCGTCGTAAGTATAGTAATCATTGTCAGCAATCATTGTTCTCGTCTCTATCTTCTTAATTGGTATTTTATATGTGCTATAAACATATCAATTTTTTATAAAAAATCTTTAGGTGGTCCCTCCGGATGCTCTATTTCTTTAAAAAAAGTTCCTTTGGGATTAAACAAAGTGGGTTTTGATATTTCTCTTTTTTCGTATTTTCCTGATTCTACCATTTGTTGCGTGTATGTTATACCCGCCCAGTTTTTATCCATTGGGTTATCACTGATTTTCTTATTACTTGTCATATCGTGCACTGCATCTATTTCAGTATATCTTCCAATATCTAATCCAATTGGATCAAAACTTGGATACATTTCAGTATTATATGGGGGTCTATCTCTTGATGCATCCAATTTCGCGGTTACTTTCTCCATATCAACTGAATCGGTTGGTAGCCCTCCTTCTTGATCAAATGGACTTTTACGAACGCGATACACATTCTTACCCTGTGCGGTTGATTCTTGTTGTAAATACAACACTGGGCAGTTATTTCCTTTCTTTCGCTGCTGTTCTACATAATTTATGTATTCGTCTAAATTAAAAAATGGGAGTGGGTTGTTTTTACCAGTCGGCTTCTTTGTATTATACAACAACAGAACATTATTTTCTTTTACCAATACATCTGGACAATCTTGTGTTTCCATATTTTCTTTTTGAAGAAAAGATTCGTGAAACATTGTTGCATACAATCCAAACAAAAATATTATTATTAAAAATAATAGAAATAGTGTTTGTAATTTAGTCATATATATATTATTGTAGAATTTTATCTTCCATATTTCTAATCTTTCTTTAATATATATGCCAATCAAAAAAAATACCTCATCGAAATCTTCATCTAAAAAAACAAACAAACGAAAATCAGCCAGCAAAAGTGCTAAAAGTAAACGGTCAATTCCCAATTCAAAGTCGAAAAGAACGAAAACAATAAAAAGAACCAAAACAACCAAACCAACCAAAACAAAAGAAGTCAACGATACAAAAATATCTACACCCTCGGTTCACAATTCTCCTGTCTTAACCAAACCAAAGGTCGTTCTTTTTTTAGTTTTCGCCGAATGGTGCGGTCATTGCCAACAGCTCAAACCCGAATGGAACGCAATGAAAACAGAACTGTTAATGAATAACAATGAAGATTTTGATATTACCGAAATCGAAGACGTTAATAAAGATACACTTTTGCCTGAGTTTAAAGACAAATATTTAGATCAAGACCAACATATTGAAATTAAAGGATTCCCCACTCTTGGTGGAATTAAAAATGGCAAATATTATGAATATGACGGCGGTAGTCGCACAAAAGAGGATCTCATTAAATTTGCACATAAATTAAATTCCGGATTATACTAATCCGGTCGTGCTGTAATATACAATCTATATTATAGCAAAAAATTGATTCCGGTTCTTTACATAGTTTAAAACATATAAACATAACTACTCTATATAATTATGAAGAAGAAACCAGTCGTCACAAAAAGCTTTCGCCTTTTTGATTTTTATACATATGATGGAGAAATTTCCGATACCAGTAACAGCGAAGAAAGCTCCAATGATGAACACTCAGTCGACGGAAACCCGCAATTTAATGCAAATAAAACCAACACATTTCTTATTCAAATGTTTGGAATTAATGAAAAGGGGGACAGCTGCTGTTTATTTGTAAAAGACTATTTACCTTTCTTCTTTATCAAAGTTGCAGATCACTGGGATAAGTATATTGTCAAAAAATTTATGTTAGATCTAAAAAATAGATCACACCACGAATACAAAGACCCCCGCTTTCTGAGTAAAACTGTATATAGCAATATCGTTTCTTGTGAATTAGTGGAACACGAGAAACTATATGGATTTTCCGGAGGCAAACAGCACAAGTTTATGAAAATGAGCTTTACTAATTTTACATCTATGAACAAAGTGAAAAAATTGTGGTATAAATATATTCATAATTTTAAAGGAGAATTTGTCAAGAAAGTATTACAAAATATAGAATTCAACAACACTTCCCTGGAATTATACGAGTCTAACTTATTGCCACTTTTACGATGCTTTCATATTTATAACATTAGCCCTTCTGGTTGGGTTGCATTTAAACTTAATCAAACATCAAAGCCCTCCGTAAAAACGACTACTTGTAAATACGAATATATTATTTCTATCAATAACATACTCCCAGAAAATGACAAGGAAGTTATTGTCCCCTACAAAATATGTAGTTATGATATTGAGGCCAGTAGCAGTCACGGCGATTTCCCTGTTCCCAAGAAAGATTATAAACGACTGGCAACCAATATTGTAGATATATTTTTACCAAAAATTGGCATTCCTGTTTCACAAAAACAACTCGATAAGTTTTTAGAATTGGCGATCCTTACCGCGTTTGGACACGGCAAACTCAAGGATATTGACATTGTGTATCCTAAGAAAAATGTTACAGTTGACGATCTAAAAGAACGAATTGCTATTGTATTGTCGCACGCGTTCAATACCGCAAAAACAATGAACACAAAAGAAGATAATACCGAACTCATCAAAATTAATGATATTATTGAACAAATGAACCAATTCAATCAAACTATGTATGAAAATAATGATGACAACGAAGATCAGGATTGCGACATTGTAGACAAACCGCGATTCAAATACAAAAATACCATTAATATTGATCGAAAAGATAAACTCATACAAATATTGTTGTCTGAAGCTTTAAAACGAGATGAAAAAATACAATTGACAAACGAAATACTTACTCGACTTTTCCCACCACTGGAAGGCGACAAGGTCACTTTTATCGGCTCCACCTTTTTAAATTACGGAAAGAAGGAACCCTATTTAAATCACTGCGCTGTCCTCGGTTCTTGCGATCCAATCGATGGTTGCGAAATCGAAACGTGCGACACCGAAAGAGAAGTATTACTTAAGTGGACTGAACTCATACAAAGAGAGGATCCAGATATTATTATTGGATACAATATTTTCGGGTTTGATTACAGCTTTATGTTTAACCGAGCAGACGAATTGTATTGTTTGGAAGAATTCTTACTCTTATCTCGAATTAAAGATGAAGTTGCCGCAAATGAAGTCAATAACCAATATGAAATGGAAAAAACTTTACTCAAAATTGCAAGCGGAGAATACGACCTGCAGTATTATAAAATGAAAGGCAGACTGCAAATTGATATGTATGCCTATTTCAGAAGAGATTTCAACCTTTCTTCTTACAAATTAGATGATGTGGCTGGACAGTTCATATCCGATTCCATCAAAAAGGTAGAAGTGGTAGAGCACCCTATTCACGGTAAATGCACCGAATTATATAGTAAGAATCTAATGGGTTTACACCAGGGTGACTTCATACATATTGAACTGAACGGATTTACAAGTGATTATTATGGAGGAGGGAAGAAATTCCGAGTTCTTGAAATAGTGGAAGACAAAGACGGATTTAATGTTATTATGATTAAAGATATTCTTATGCTGGAAGATTTCAAGTCAATCAAGTGGACAATGGCAAAAGATGATGTCACTCCACAAGATATTTTCCGATTAGCCAATGGTGACTCTGCAGATCGTGCAATTGTTGCGAAATACTGTGTTCAGGATTGTAACCTTGTCCATCATCTTATGAACAAAATTGATGTTATTACCGGATTTATTGAGATGTCCCGGATTTGTAGTGTCCCTATTAATTTCCTCATTTTCAGAGGACAGGGTATCAAACTCACCAGCTATGTGGCAAAGAAATGTAGAGAAAAAAATACACTTATGCCCGATATGGATAAATCAGAAGATAAAGATGGGTATGAAGGAGCCATTGTGTTACCACCAAAATGTTCCATGTATATGGACAACCCCGTGGCTTGTGTCGATTACTCTTCCCTATACCCTTCTTCTATGATTAGTCAGAATTATAGTCACGACAGTAAAGTATGGACAAAAGAATATGACCTACAAGGTAACCTCTTCAAAGAAACAGGAGAAACCGATGGAAAAGGAAACTATATTTATGATAATTTACCAGAGTTTCAGTATATTGACATCGAATTTGACAGTTACAAGTATGTTCGCAAAACAGAAACATCCAAAGAAGAAAAAGTGATCAGCGGGAAGAAAATTTGCAGATGGGCACAACTCCCCGATAACCAAAGATCCGTTATGCCTTCTATTCTAACCGAACTATTAAAAGCCAGAAAAGACACGAGAAATATGATTAAAACCGAAAAAGATCCCTTTATTCAGAATATTTTGGATAAACGACAGCTCGGATACAAAGTCACCGCTAATTCTTTATATGGTCAATGCGGCTCCAAAACATCCACCTTCTATGAAAAAGATGTTGCTGCCTCTACTACCGCTACCGGGCGAATGATGATTCTATATGCCAAGAAAATGGTTGAAACAGTATATGGTAACGCTATTTGTAATACCAAAGCACACGGACAAGTTAGGACACGAGCCGAATATGTATATGGAGATACTGACTCTGTATTCTACACATTCAATCTGGAAGACCCCGTTACTGGAGAAAAAATAAGAGGACAACCCGCGCTTGAAATTACAATTGAACTATCATACGAAGTCGAAAAAATTTCCAGTATGTGGCTAAAAGCACCTATGTATTTAGAATATGAGAAAACGCTTATGCCATTCATGCTGTTATCTAAAAAGAGATATGTGGGTATGTTATATGAAGAAGACCCAAACAAAGGTTATTTAAAATATATGGGACTATCCCTGAAAAGAAGAGATTCTTGTGATTATTTGAAAGATATTTATGGAGGAATTCTCAATATTTTAATGAAAGAAAACAACTTATCTAAATCCATTGACTTCTTAAATACTTCACTGAATAACTTGATTCAGGGCAAAGTGCCTATGGATAAATTGGCGATTACAAAGGCGTTACGAAGCGACTACAAGAATCCACACCAAATTGGTCATAAGGTATTGGCAGACAGAATCGGCGAAAGAGAACCAGGAAATAAACCAAAACCGGGTGACAGAATCAAATTTGTATTTATTTGCACGGATAAACCCAAAGCATTGATGGGTGATAAAATCGAAACCCCTCAATTTATCATTTCGAATGATATCAAAATTGATTATAACCACTACATTACCAACCAAATTATGAAACCTTTGCAACAACTCTATGGTCTGGCTTTACCTCATATTTACGAAATGACGAATCTAAAAGGATCATTGAAGACTTATTATACTGAAATTGACAAATTAAAACATAACTATGTTGATCTGGAAGAATTTAATAAGAAAAAAGAAAAATATTGTTCTACCAAAATTAAATCCATTTTATTTGACAAATATTTACAACAAATATATAATGAGAAAAATAATATTCAAACCATCACTCAATTCTTCAAAAGTAGATAATTGACTGCAATATACATATCATATACAACAATAACTCTTGTTATTCTAAAAAAGTTAATAGAAATAAAAAAAACAAAAAAACGTGACAAAACTCCATGTCGTTTTTTGAAAATGGACATTTATAAATGTCCTTTTTCAAAAAAAAATATTTTTTTTTTTTCAAAAGTTTTTTTTATGTTTTCTTCAAAAATAGAGGTTTTCATATTTATTAGTGTGATGCAGTTATTTTGATATATAATTATACAAACCCTTACTGAACAATTTTTTTTGAAAAAATAGAAACTGGTCGATGTCCTCTTAAGAACAAATTTTTAAAAAATTCAATAAATACACTAAAAAATACAATATGTGCTACATAATAGTAATATAAAAATACAAAATCATACATAAAAGTGATTTTTCATTTTTTGAATGAGATATTTTTTTTGTTACTTTAGTATACTAACAAATGACTAATCAAATTACATCAAATTACATCCAAAAATTATACTGCAGTGTTTGCAACTTTAAATGCAGCAAAAAGGGTGATTATAACAGGCATCTTTTGACTGCAAAACACAAAATCCTAACAAATCCTAACGAAATTACATCAAATTACATCGCAGCATATAAATGTAGTTGCGGAAAATCGTATAAGCATTCGTCGTCGTTGTCGAAACATAAACAGAATTGTGTTAGAATATTAAATAATGATATAACAGATCCAGAAGATACAACTATTATACAAGGAACATCAGAAACGCCAGAACTGGTAACGATGTTGGTAAAACAGAACCAAGAATTCAAAGAACTCATTCTATCACAGAACAGTCAGATAATTGAGTTATCCAAAAATGGCGGTATGAATAACTGCCATAATACGACGAATAATAATAATAATTTCAATTTAAATTTATTTTTAAATAATAATTGTAAAGATGCATTAAATATTACGGATTTTGTAGATGCTTTGGAATTACACCTAAATGATTTAGAACAAACAGGTGAATTAGGACACGTGAATGGCATTAGTAGAATATTTATGAATGCGTTAAACAACATAGATGAGACCGAGCGCCCTTTTCACTGTACAGACAGTAAACGAGAAACGGTATATATTAAAGACAATAACAAATGGTTAAAAGACGATAATAAAGTAAAGTTAAAATCAGCAATCAGCAATGTAACAAACAAGAACGCAGGACAATTAACACAATGGTGTGAAGAAAATCCAGATTGTACTATTATGAGTTCAACAGAAAATACACAGTTAACCGAAATTACTTTAAACTCGCTGGGCCCTCCTGACGAAAATGAGTATGATAAGAATAATGAAAAAATTGCAAAAAATATAATGAAAAAAATAACCATCTCAAAACAACCAGCATAAATACAATTCTTATTGTATTGTATTTATTGTAATTATTGTATCTATGTTACGGACTGCGATTAAACTGTAGGTTATTAAAACTTAAATTATTTGAGGCATCGAAAAATTCGTGATAAATAATAGGCACACTCAATGAATAACTCAAAGGTGTGTGTTGATTTATAGAACTATTCGAAATATCAACTAATAGATTTTCCAGTAATTCATTAATGCCATTTGAAATCTCTTGTGTCAAATTTTGATTTAATATACCATCTTCTCCGGTAAATAATGTTTCGGGTAATGCATATCCTTGTTGCAGGTTCTCTATTGAATCTTGCGAAATATGAGAAGGCGAATCAAATGATTGTTGTGGTATAGTATCTGTTGACGTATTCAAAGATTGACCAGAAGAACGACGAGAACTTATACTCTCGTTAGTTTCTACCTCACTGATATATGTAGGTATGTAATCGCGAACATCATACCGACAAACTGGACAGCGAACGCTTTCTCGAAACCAATTCATTAATGGTTCCGTCTTAAAAGTATGTCTACAATGTAAAATCTGTCGTAAATTATCTCCTTCTTCGAAATCTTCCATGGTAATATAACAACGGGAATTCAACAGTTCCATATCTTGAGAATAAGTAAATATTCGTGTCGATCTTTCTATTTCTGCATTACTGGGTCGAACAATGACATTTCTAAGTTCGGGTCCTAATCCACCAAAAAAGTGTCGTGGATCCATTTGTGTAGTTCGAAAATGTGTGGCTGGGGTATGTAAAGAAGACGCAAATGCGTTTGAACGCAAATTTCTGGATATGTCACTAATTCCAAATATAGAAGGTCTTTGATAACCGAAATTGGCGTTTCCTGAAAAAGCCGCATTGTTATTCATTCCATTGTATCGAGGAGTGGTATTTCGAAAACGAAGACTATTGGGCTCAAATATAGAATTTCTTTCGTTTCGCTGCCGTTCATCACTTCGTTGTTCTTCTTCATTACGTCTTTCACTCCTTTGTCTTTGTTGTCTTCGAATAATGTCAATAATAGACGTCATATTTAAATTATAAGTAGACATTATGTCTTGATTGGACCGCATAGTTTGAACATACTCCCTCAGTAAAAAGGTTAAATCTGCATCCAATGATTCTTCTGTATTTATATTTGTATGCGGTTGTTGTCTGGATTGTCTATTTAATCGTAATATTTCATCTTCTAATTGCTCACGGACTGTCTGAAAAATTGATTCAAAATTATCCATTCAAGTAAATAATATATAAAGAGATTTTTAAATATTATTTAATGGAAATAAATAAATACAAAGATAAAGGATTTATAGGGTTGGAGAATTTGGGAAACACCTGTTTCTTAAATTCTTGTTTACAGGTATTGAGCAACACATATGAATTAAATGATTTACTTGAAAAAATGGAACATAACCAGTTGCAAGTCCATACAAATAAAAATGATTATATGATGGTGGAAGAGTGGAACAGTCTTCGTAAAGTAATGTGGAGCGGTAATGGTGTTGTTTCTCCCAAAAGATATGTATTAAATTTGAAAAAGATAGCTAAACTTAAAAAGATGGAATTATTTACAGGGAATTCTCAAAATGATTTACCTGAATTTCTATTATTCTTTATGGATTGTATTCACAATAGTATTTCACGAAATGTAACAATGAATATTAATGGAAATATAGAAGGAGATACAGATAAATTGGCGGTGGTTTGTTACAAAATGTTAAAAGATATATACAAAAAAGAATATTCAGAAATTATGAAAATGTTTTATGGTATCTATGTTTCAGAAATCAAATCGGTAAAAACAAACAAACAAGAGAGTCTGACTCCTCAGCATTATTTTATGCTGGATTTACCTATTCATATTATTGGTGAAAAACAAATTATCGCGTCTACCCTCTATGACTGTTTTGATTTGTTTACTTATCCCGAATATTTGGAAGGCGACAATGCTTGGTTCAACGAGCGAACCGGAGAAAAAGAAAATATCCAAAAACGAATGATCTTTTGGAATTTCCCCGATATTTTGATTATTACATTAAATAGATTTAGTATTGACGGAATGCGTCGAATCAATAAAGAAATCGATTTTCCCATTGACAACCTTGACCTTACCAAATATGTATGTGGATATAACAAAAGTTCATATATATATGATTTATTTGGAGTTTGCAACCATATGGGAAGTCCCCATGGTGGTCATTATAATGCGTTTGTTAGGAATTATGCTAATCAGTGGATTCACTACGATGATGAATCGCATAGTATTGTAAAAGATGTATCTAAAATAGTCAGCCCAAGTGCTTATTGTTTGTTTTATCGTAAAAAAAATACCTAATTATAATATAAAATGGAAAACGAAAATAAAATTGCAACGAATGATTTAGAAACGAATATTGACACCCCCAATCCAGATTTAAAAACGGATGCTGACTCCCCACGCCCAGATTTAGAAAATAAGGATGGCGCCTCCGGTCAAGACTTTCAACAAATGATAGATTCCGTTTTTAATCAAAATAATTTAACCATGGTCGGGTGGTTCTTGGGAGTGTATTTGGTTGTATATTTAGGACTCGGTATTTTTTATAAAAAAGAGGGAGAGGAATCAACTTTCAAGCAAAGTGCAAAAAAAATAGTGGATTTTTTGTTTGTGATTTTGCTAATTTTTATGATTATTACATTTGTATATTTGCTTTCTAAAGATCAACAAGACGAATATTCTCAAGAACTATATAATTCGGTTCTCAAATTTTTAGATAATCCTTATTCGTTATTACCAGGTATAGCTATATTAATTGCATTTTATGTAATGGTATATTTATTTAAAATTCCTATGGATGGCAATAAACCATTTTCCGTTGCTTTTATTGAAGGTTTATTATGGATAACTTTAGTAATAGTTGTGCTGGTGCAATTTTTTAAACAAGTCTTTAATTTATCGTTATTAAACTTCTTCGACGAATTGAAAGAGGAAACGGAAGAGAAAATCAAAGAGGAAACGGAAGAGAAAATCAAAGAGGAAACGACTGAATTAGAAGTGCAACAGCCAGAAGAAGAAGTATTTCATATATCGAATAATAAATATAATTACGAAGATGCAAAAGCCATTTGCAAAGCATATGATTCAGAATTAGCCACCTATAAACAAGTAGAAAATTCATATCAAAAAGGCGGAGAATGGTGTGGTTATGGATGGTCTCAAGACCAAATGGCCCTCTTTCCCACACAACAAACCACTTATGATAAATTAAAATCCAATGGCAAAGAAGTGCAATATAATTGTGGTCGTCCTGGAATCAACGGAGGACATATTGCAAATCCTTACATCAAATTTGGTGTAAATTGTTTTGGAAAAAAACCGAAAGCAGGGGACGATGATATGGCAAGAATGGCTATCTCTGGAGATAATCTTCCTATGACAGCAGAACAAAAGGAACTTCAGGCCAAAACTCAATATTGGAAGGACAATGCGTCTAAATTACTACAAATAACTTCATTTAATAAAGATAAATGGAGTAGAAACGATCAATAATTCATAATTCTAATAGATGTTATCATTATGAATTCATTCTTTTTTCCAAACGTTTTTCCACTCGTTTTAACATATCATCTTTGTATATCCCCGTGGGTACATACTCATCGATGGGTGTATATTCCTTTTTAGATTTCACCGTCTGTTGTAGTTGGTTTTTATCATTAAATAATTTGTTTGTAATGTCATCTTCCTCCTTTTCTTCTAATTCCTCCTTATTTATTATGGTTCCTTTTTCGTCCACTTGAACCCCCGTTTTCTTTTTAATTTCACTTCGAACATATTTGGGAACATAATTTTTCCAATTAATAAACAGTGTATTTGGATGCGTATATTTTACTTCAAACCCATTTTTTTCCAATTTTACCACTAAAAACCCTATGCAATCTCCCTGATTATACAAAGGTTCTCCGAATAAATATTCGGGAACTTGAAAAAACACGAATTTGTCCTGGCGAGATTTACCAGTAAATTGAATTCGTTTGTATATGCGATTCAGAATCTTATTAAATATTGCCAATTGCTTTAAATCTCGTCGTTGATTCCGTTCAAATAAATCATCAATGTTCATTTTCTGGACAGTTTCTTCTTCATCGTTAAACAAAAGATTTGACATTAATTAATATGCACAAAGAAAAAACATAAACAAATACTACTTATTTTATTAATGATTGAGAACCGAGAACATAAAATAGAACATATAGTGATGTCCGGGGGAGGACTGATTATGCTCCCGTTTTATGGTTATTTACGAGATTCTGCTAAAAAAGGTCTCTGGAAACTGGAAACTATCAAAACTATCTATGGCACCTCAGCAGGGGCTATTATGGGAATGATCATCTGTTTGAATTTAGAGTGGGACTTACTGGACAATTATATTATTAATCGCCCTTGGAAACATGTTTTCAACATAAACGTAGAAGAAGTATTGTCTATTCTTACCAACAAAGGATTAAAAAATAAGGATTGTTTGATTAAAGTATTTAAACCCATGTTTGAAACCAAAAATGTATCACTCGACATTACATTGAAAGAATTTTATGAAATAAACCACATTGATTTACACTTATTCATCACTGAAATTAACACATTTACCTGCATTGATGTGAGCCATTTGACACATCCCGATTGGAAACTGGTCGATGCGGTGTATATTTCAGCTGCGGTGCCTATCTTGTTCTCCCCTTTTTATGTAGAAAATATTTGCTATGTGGATGGGGGATTCTTAAATAACTTTCCTTTATTGTCCTGTATACATAATGAAAAATGTGCTAACGAGAACATTTTACCTTTAGATATTGATAATGAAATGCAACCTATTGATACAACTACATCACTATTTGAATTGTTATTAATATTGTTTGTATATATCTTGCAAAAATTAAACAATCGCAGCAATTATCCACAATTAGAAAACACTGTATCTATCGATTTTCCAAGCACATCATTGAGAAGCATTAACGAATTAATCGAGGATGCAGGAAAAAGAGAAGAATTAATACAACACGGAGCCAGTTTTGTAAAATCGAATACTCCCACTGAAACAACCGATTAAACTTCGTCATACGGTTCATAGTCAAGTATATTACACACTATTATCGTGATGGCCGTCAATAGTAGAATCACTACTATTCCAACCATCATATGTATTGCACACATATACTCTTTTTATTGATTTAGCATAATATTTACAAAGCTTTCTAAAGCAGTAGATGTAATTTTGGAATCAAATTCAATTACTTTATTATCCTTCAACATTTTTACAGTTGGAAACGATTCAATTTTATATTTTTGCATCATTGAGGAAACCTTACTGTCTTCTTCATCTGTGCAATCTACATTTACACATTTCACTTCATAACCATTCACCACTCGTCCATTATTTTGACTCTCGAAAGTATCCCATTCGGGTTTAGCTGTTTTGCAATGAGGACACCAAGTCACATTGAAAAATAATATTTCAACAGAGTTGTTTCTTCTATTTTCATTTGCCACATCGCTAAATTTTTTTTGTTTTTCGGCCTCGCTTCTTCTTTTTAAATAAAGAATTGCAATAATTATCAAGACTATCGCTATAATAATCGATAAAACAGCGGGTAAATAAGGTTTTAAATATTTATTAAGAACTCCTGTGAAAGTTGCCATATATATATATATAATAAATACATATAATATCTTGATTTTTATCGAATTCTTTTTTTTATCTCGTTAATATAACATGGTGGCAAAAAACAAAACAAGAAAACAAAATTGCATTTACAATTCAGACGATTTTAATGATAAAAATGGAATGTTAACCGCTATATGGGGACCCGGTATGTGGCATTTTCTACACACAATGAGCTTTAATTACCCAACTCATCCTTCCAAAAAACAAAAAAACGAATATAGAGACTTTATGTTGAGTTTAAAACATATCTTACCTTGTGGTAAATGTAGAGACAATTTAGCTAAAAACTACAAAACAATGCCATTAACGATGAAATATATGCAAAATAGAGAACGATTTTCTCGTTATGTCTACACACTACACGAAATGGTGAATAAACAATTAGATAAAACTTCTGGATTGACCTATGATGTTGTTAGAGAACGGTATGAACATTTTCGGGCGAGATGTGTGTTTCCAGATAAAAATAAAACTCGGAAAAAAATGAACAAAAGTGATAAAGGATGCGTTGTTCCACTCTATGGAGAAAAGGCAAAATGTGTTTTACATATTGTTCCTCACGACAAAAAATGCAAAACCCTGCAAATCGATGAAAAATGTATTAAAAAAAAAATAGAGCTTTAATTCTTATCTATTTAGTAAAAAGAAATGTAACAAAATATATATAATCATATAGTAAAGAATGAAACCCACAACATATGAAAATGAAAATGAAGAAAAACTCATATTAGAACAAAAAGAACCCGAAATAAGAGAAACTAAAAAGTCAATTCCTTTCTGGTCCGAAGATCCCAATATTCTCTTTCATCCAAAATACATGTTTGAATTTTTCCCTGTAGAATTGATGAGTTATGAACAAAAATTAAATGCAATCACCAGAACGATTCTCGTATTGTCTGTTGTCGGATTGACAATATACAAAAGTTTTCGTATGTTGATCATTGTCTTCATTACATTATTGGCTATTTTTATATTACATTATTATCACGAAAAAGATTTACAAAAAATGGGAAGTAAGGAAAAGTTTGAAACTATTAAAGAAGGCTTTGCTAATCCTGCTCTACAAGTTATCGAATCCAAAAGAGAAACTATACCCTCCCAGGTATTTAGTCAACCCGATTCTTCTAACCCATTCGGAAATGTATTGATCAGTGATTATGATTACAATGTTGATAAAAAACCGGCTCCTGCTTCTTATACCAAATCTGGAAGTGATTCTATTTTGGCATCTGCTAAACAAGCTGTTTCTGAAGCCAATCCTGACCACCCCGATATCGCAGACAAGTTGTTTAGTGATTTAGGAGGCAATCTTCAATTTGAACAGTCAATGCGACAATTTACCTCCAATCCTACCACCACCATACCAAACGACCAAGGCGCTTTTGCCGATTTTTGTTATGGAAGTATGATTTCTTGTAAAGAAGGAAACAAATTTGCTTGTGCAAGAAATTTAACAAGACATACCAAATACTAACTCTTTTGTTATTTAGGCTATTTAAATAATAAATCCTTGATATAAATTCTCTGTTTATAATATAAAATGTCAGATTTAAAATTACATAAGTTTAACCACACAGACCGTATTGGAACAGACCATACGGATTTAACTCAACAAAATATAGCAAATACGAAGTTCGCTAATCATAACCTTACAAACTTTTTCAATAATAAATTATCGAACGATCACGTTCAATTTGCTATTCCTCAACCCACGCTAAATTTTTCAGGGGGAGCCCACGGAAACGGATTGAACGATACCACTTCTGCAACCGAAAATGATTTGTTGTTGAAGGTTGGACAAGAAAGAGCCTTCGAGAAACTTCAATTGTTTCAACGTCCCTTTACTACCGTCCCTTATTTAGGAAGAGGCAGTGTAGATCCTGGACTGGAAAGCCAAATATTACAAGGTGAACCCGTTCAAGAAAAGAAGAGTGTATCGACCATTATGGAGAAATCCTTTAATGATTACAGTTTGTTTGTATTGGACGATGAAGCCAAGAACAAGGCCACTGATGCTACACTCAAGGTCGAAGAAGCCGCTTTAGATGGATGGGTTCGTGGAGGAATGACCACTCGCGAAATGTCCGTGGAAGAAGCCATCCGCAAATCTAAAAAATAATTTAGCAAATATTATATCCATATACTTTATAATATTTGAATTATGAGTTCTAATGACTCAACTATCTCAGCCATCTCAGACGACGGTTCTAAACTAATTGAAAACTTTTTAGCCGACTCAACGAAAGATAAAGAATCAGCAAATGCGTTGCTTGAAAACCTTGCAGAGGAAGACTCCATTACAACCGATGACATATCCAAATTAAATGCAAGTATCGATGACAATAGCGAAAATATTGACGCATTTATAGCAGAGTTGAAACGGTTAGTTGCTCCTGATGCTGATGGTGCTTCTGCTGATGGTGCTTCTGCTGAAGAAGAGGCTCCTCCTGCTGAAGAAGAGGCTCCTGCTGCTGAAGAAGCGGCTGCTCCTGCTGCTGAAGAAGCGGCTGCTCCTGCTGCTGCTTTCGATATAACTTGTGCAGATATACAAACTGCGGTTCAAGGATTAAACGTTACAATTGAATGTTCAGACAAAGGTATTACAGTCACCCCCACCCAAAAGGGAGGAAAATCAAAAAAAAGAGGAAATAAGAGAGGTGGAACCAAGAAGAGAAAAAGAATGACCAAACGTTCGAATAAACAACGAAAGAACAAGTCTCTCCGTAAAAAATAGGCATTTAGAAAAATGTTGCGTTAGTATATAGAGATGAATCTAAATGAGTTGAAGGAAGCGTTTGCCGCCAAAATGGCAGGTGGAAGAAAACACAAGAAAATGACCGCCAGGAAATCAATGACCGCCAAGAAAGGTGGAAAAAAGAATAAATCAATGAAGAAACTTAAGAATAAATCTATGAAGAAGCTTAAGAATAAGTCTTTAGGGAAGAAATCCAAGAAATAAATTAATATTTACATGATAAACATATAAATATTAATGCAGTATACAATGAATGTATCCAATAGAAGTAGAGATTCCGGCAACATTCACAACCGCCGAATATCGTAAATATGTCCGCACATTGTTTCAAATGGATCTGACAGAAGTCGAAAAAGAAAATAGACAAATTCAAGAACACAACGACGAACCGTGGGATGACGAAACCACCGACGAAATGCTATATGACAATGGGCGTGCAACCAAATTTATGGATTATGTAGAAACAGAAACGAAATCCGACCCGTTATTTGCGTGTTTATATCAAAAAGCGGCAGCAAAAATGTTCTCTACAGATTTAGGGATAGGTTTAGCTGTTTTGTTTTCTTATGACTATCTACATTATTATCACAAGTGTTTGCAATCCTATTTTTCCAATGAGAGAACTTTAAAGGAAACAAATCCCGATTATATCAAACTAAATGAATTAGTAAGCTAATAAAAATATATTTTTATAATATAAATGGCGTCAACCTCAAATAAAAATTATCCCGGAAATCACGATATGCAACAAAAAATGAATGAACGAATGTGTGACCGTGCAACATATATCCATTCCGCTCCTGCAGAGGCTTATTCAAACAATTTGCCAGGAAATGGACTCTTGCCTGCTAAATTGGCAAGAAACAAACTATGTTCTAACTATTGTGATGTAGAGTCGAATTTACTTGGAATTGGCTCCACCAATTTGGTAACTCCTCAAACTCCTGTAGTGCCTGAATTCAACAAGGTACAAAGCTTGAACATGATGGAAAAAAGTCAGTTATTTGTTCCCGCTCCTTTTATCGCTAAATCTCACCAAAGACCTTCTCCACTAAATTAACTTTCACTTTTTGGTGTCTTGATGTTCGATTATGCGATGATTTTATGTTTTTAAAACTTTGTTTATACCCATTTTTATCCCTTTTTTTTATTTCACTTGGTAATACTGTCAATATTTCTTCTACAATTGGTTTTACTACTGGTTCTGCGCCATTTGTTTGTGAGATGGATGGTTCAGTTATCGATTGATTACTTTGCAATAAAGCTAAAATTTCACTGGTAAGAAAGTTCTGGTCCGGTTTTACTAATATTTTATCACATTCTTCTATTTCCATTTTCATATATTCCTCTAATAACCGCATTTCTCCTTGTTCATCTAACTGTATTGGTATTTCTATTTTGGCTAATACATATTTATTTGACATATACATAAAATACAGTATTTATTTTATGTATTTTTTCGGAATAACAATATATTTACAAAGTAAAGTCGATTATGGTCCACCTGCTGCTGGAGGGGCAGTTTTATCAGTTATCGATTTTGTTATCTTATTGACAACCAATTTATTTATTTGTTCACCACTTTCATTTTCGATTTTATTTTTTATCGCATTTTTTATCTTATTGACAACTAATTCCTTTATTTGTTCACCACCATTTTCATTTTCGATTTTATTTTTTATCGCATTTTTTATCGCATTTTTTATCTTATTGACAACTAATTCATTTTCATTTTCATTTTCACTTTCACTTTCACTTTCACTTTCACTTTCACTTTCACTTTCACTTTTACTTTTACTTTTACTTTCATTTTCACTTTCATTTTCACTTTCACTTTCACTTTCACTTTCACTTTCACTTTCATTTTCATTTTTATTTTCATTTTTATTATCGGATTGATCACTTAGAGGAACACCTGGAAGAAAAAGTTCTAATTGATTTATATTTTTCTCGTGTCCGTATTTATCTATAAAAACTATTTTGTTATTGGAATCAGATGTATTGGTATCTTCTGGCGATGGTTCCGACTCTAAAATCAATGCACAAATTTCGGTTCCAACAATTCTTTCGGCAAAAGCCAGTTTATATTTGCGTTGAAACTGAGTAGTATTATATATATTTAATCCAGCCTGACACTGCTGTAGTAATTGTATACTTTCTCGTTCTTGTTTAGCGTGTTCATTATTAAGGGATTTATTCGTTTTTCGATCAATAGCATCACAATATTCGGGATCAGTAAGTGCAGATATAGTTGAACAAACACTATCATTATCACTATCACTATCACATTTATTACACAGTTTTCGTTTGATTATAGTGACAATTTTGTTTATTACTTCCTCTTTCAACATTTTTTGCTGGGGTATGTCTATTTTTTCGATAATGTTGGGGTTGAATTCTGATGGGCTTGATATGTTTTCATTGATTTTTTGTCGAACTGTATCTATAATTTTTGTTGTGAGATCTGTTTGGCTCACTTTCGATACAGTTTCTGTTAATATGGTTGCAATTTCTGATGGGCTTGATATGTTTTCATTGATTTTTTGTCGAATTATATCTATAATTTTTGTTGTGAGATCTGTTTGGCTCACTTTCGATACAGTTTCTGTTAATATGGTTGCAATTTCTGATGTGATATTATTTTTATTCTCAAGATCTTTTATTTTCTTTTCAGATAATATTTGTATTAATTCTATTGCAGTTTTGCATCCTTCCAAATTATTGTTGGATAGTTGAGGATAACCGGAATTATCTTTAAAAGTCATTATATCTGGACACTGATTTTCGATTGGGTCGATACCATCCATTTCATCAATACCAAGTTGTTTATTCACAAGTTTGATACTGTTTATAACTGCAGTAAGTGTTGTTCTTAGTTCATTATATCTTGACATATTAAGTGAATTTATAAATAGTGATTTGTCTGTATATAATTTGGAATGGTCTGTATCCGATCCTGAATCATCTGTATCTGATCCTGAATCATCTGTATCTGATCCTGAATCATCTGTATCCGATTCTGAATCAAGGATAAGGCGGTTTGGGGATTTATAATTCCCAATTATTGCTTCTCGTTTTCTTCGATCATCATCTTCTGCTTTGTTATCTTTTTCTCGTATTTTCTCTGATTCGTTATCTGCAATTCCCATAAGGTTTTGTTCTTCGCGCGTTGATTGTCGTTTAATCAAGTCATTGTTAATACTTTGTTCTAACTGTTCCCGAATTTTATTTAAATGTTGTATTCTATTATTATGTTCACTTTCTTTAGTATTTTCATATTGTTTTATAGCGTCGTCTATAGTTTGTTTGGTTTTGCTTATATATAAATATTGGGTTTCAATTTGTTCATCTATAGTTTGAAGTTGTTTATCTATAGTTTCACCTGTGGCATTATTGAGTTCTTTATCTAAACTAGTATTAAACTCATTCATTTGACGATTAAACTCATTCATTTGATCATTAATAGTTGTTATCTGACTTTTTAAATCATCACTATTCAGCAGTGAAACCTCTTTATTTAATGTATTTTTGTCGGTGTCTACGTTTTCTATTAATGTGGATATCAAGATTGTGTGTTCTTGTATCTTAGTTCTTGCTAACTCTATTTTGGCTGTAAGTTCTTCTTGTTGTGCAAGTTTCAATTGTTTATCTGTAATCAAACTATTCAATGCTGCAAAAATCGCAGTTTGATTATCTGCTTGTTTCCTTTCTGCTTCTGCTTGTTTCCTTTCTGCTTCTGCTGCTGTTGCTTCTGCTTGTTTCCTTTCTGCTTCTGCTGCTTTTGCTTTTGTTTCTGCTTCTGCTGCTTTTGCTTTTGCTGTTTCTGCTTCTGCTTTTGCGATGTTGTCACGAATCACGCTTGCTATCTGTGTCAATAATGTTATTTTTAATTGTAATAATCTAATTTTACTGATAGTATTTTTTTTCTCTTGATACAGTGTATTAAAATCAGCGGTGGGAGTATACTCCGTATTTAATGTTTGCGTGAGTTTATCATAGTCGCCCTTGTAATGAGAGTTAGCATCTATATCGGTAGAGAAGGACGTAGGAATAGCATTCATCTCCTCGGTTTCACGCTCAAAAATAGCGTTTCTTAAAGTTATATATTTGTTTTTTCTTGTTTCTGTATCTGTATTATCCATTATTTACTATATATTGATATATAATAAATATATTTTTTAAAGAAATTCTTCTCTAAATGTATTATTCAAGCTACTTAGTATAATGGTTGTAGTTCCAACTTTAATTTATTATTAAAATTATCACTTGCTTCATTTAATTTTTGAGTTTCAAAATTACATATGGTAGAAACTGTATTTAACTTGGCAATTTTATCTAAAAATTCTAATGTTCCTACCGACGATGCATCATTATTATTATCGATGATTCTTAAAAACTCTTCTAAAAACTTCATATATTTATCACTATTTTGTTGAAATAACCTATTATTATGTTGTTTATTTGTTATAATATCTTGTCTGTTATGTTTAGCCTCCGAAGATTTGTCATCAGTTAGCACTTTTAATTCTTGTTGTAATGCAACTATTTTTGGCGTTACATTTGAAAATGTAATGTTGTTTATGTCTTGCGCATCCTTTTGTAATTTTTGTATTTGGATATTAATCATATCCTGTATAGAAGTTAATGCGGATTGTGCTGATTTGTATACTTCTATCATGTTGTCAAGTTGCGCTATTTTTTCATCATCATAAACATCATGTTCATAATAAGAAATTTGCTGATCTATATATGTTTTGATGATTGACAAGTTTTCTACTGCATTTGTTCGTGTGTCATCTTTTTTAGAATTTTCTAATAGTTGATCCACAACTAATTCAAGCATGTTTTTATCTGGATTTCTCGTAAAAATTTTTCTATATAATTCTTTTATTTTGTTTTGAATATACAGCCTCATCGCAGTATAAACTCTTTGTCTGTGTGTTTTATGTGGTTCGGTATCACCTTCAAATGCGAATTTAAATTCATCTGAAGTAACACCTGTATAATTATGAAAATCCTCCCTTTCTTCTTCTGTAAAAGCAATAAATGTGTATTTGTCAGGAGAAGGAGGGTTCACCAGCAAAGTAGGATCATATATAATTCTTGGGTCATATCCTTTAAACATTTTTTCTTCTTCCCCAGTGTTTCGCGCAGATGTTATTGCTTCTTTTGCTGAAACTAATCTTTCATAGTCTAATTGTAAATAATGAATTAGCATATTAATATCATATAATTTATATTGTTTAAACAACGACATTATTTCGTTGTGTTTATCTGTTATTTGTTGGCTGTTGTTTTGTTTCAAAACGTTATTTAAATCAGATTGTAAGATGGTTTTGTTTAATTTTAATTGTATATCATTTATTAGTTCTTCCATTTCTTGACGACCAGATAAAGTCTCCTGGCCTGATAATAAATTATCCAAAATAAACAAAAAAATCTTATAATATGTGGTAAAATTAAGTGGAGTTGTTGTATCGGTTGTCATAAAATTTTCTATTTTTTTAAATTTTTCAGATCCTGTATTTTGAAATTGTGTTTCGTCTGGAACTATTATGGTAGTTACACTTTCAAGTAAATTTTTTGTACGTGTCTCATCGCCGTCAGTATACCTTTCTATATACTTATACTTAAGATCATCAATTAATTGTTGAGCGTAAAATAAAAACGTTGAAATGATTTGTCTATCTTTTTTGTCTCTTTTAACTGGAAATAAATTATAATTATAAACTATTCGTTTGAGTTCATTAATATCTACATAAGGAACTGGAGGAGGATTATTTGCACCCTTGGAAATATTAAATACACAAAATATACATAATACTAAATCTTTGTAAAGGACTTCATTCGGGTCGGTGAAATTATCGTTATGATACGGACCATCAATTTTGTCGTTAAAGTAAGTTTGTATCTGTTGAATGATTAACCTATTTTGCTTAGTAGTTGATTGGTTTGTTCTCACAGTTGGTTTAAATGAAAAACAACCTTTGTGAGTAGGACAATACTTATCAAAACATATATTTACATAGTTAGGAACAACGTGTAGCATATCCTTATTTTTAATCATTAAAATTTCTCTAATTGTTTCGCGCAATTCAGACAAGGAATGATTAATAAACGTTCCTTCAACTCTTCTATTTTCACATACGGTCTTACCTAAGTCTTGTTTCTCATACGTATATTTTTCTAATTCAATTAAATAAGGTAATAATTTGGAATCTTCATTTAATACACTATCAATAAACTTTTTTTCTGAATTAAATGTGCCGGTACTTAAATTAAAACTAAAAATTTTACTGTTATCTACTTCATTTTCTAATAATTTTTGTAATTTTGGGTCTGGGGTTATATTGCTATTTTCTGTCGAATCGTTATAATTAATGGGTAGAAACTTTTTAACAAAAGGTTCGAAAGGATTTTTTTTATTAGGAGAATTATCAACAGGGATACCGTCACTTTTTTTCATTATTTTAGACTTGCCTGTTAGGTTTGCTTGAGAAAAAAGCTTTTGTGAAATTTCATCAATAGACATATTTGTGCCTTGATCTATTTTCGACGATGACAGTAATGTATTAACAATCCCTTTAATATTCTGATCAGACGTGTTAAAAATAGATTCTCTTCCTGATAACGTAGGTTTTACTCCTGATAACGTAGGTTTTTTTTCTGATAAAATCAAGAATATATACGGTAAAATAAAAAGTTTGTCTTTTTCTGCAGTTAGTGCTTTATCATACAGATTATATTTTGTTAATGAAAATTCATATCTTGTTGTTAGTTCAAGTCCGTTCTGTAGAGGGTCTTTTTTTTCAGATGTAAAGAACAAATTTTCTTTTGTTATATATTTTTTTTCTTCTGACATTTTTTCAGCAATCTTTGCTTTCAGCCAATCTTTTGTATCTTGAGATACTTGTTCGACAAAACAACGTTCCAATACAGTAAATCCATTACTCGAATTATTAATAGGTGATATATAAATAGTTGGGTTACTATGTTGTGATTTACTATTTTGTGCATGTATGGATTTTAATTCGGTTATATTTCCTTTACTATTAGGATCACGATTAGGAAGGACCGGAATTGTTAATAATTCATCATTGAGATAGTTATCATTGAGATAGTTATCATAAATACTTCCTTCTTGTTTCACGAAAAGACCAGTAGAATCAGGACCCCATTTTTCTCCTGTAAATAAACTTTTTAATTCCTGTTTCGCATTAAACTCAATAGTATTTTTTTTGATTAACTCAGCGTTTTTAGAAACTTCGTTTATTTTAGATTCTGCTTGTTGTTTATATGCGTTCCAACTTGGTATATATTCTTCCGGTTTAATACTATTAATACTTGCTATTTGTTTGGAATCTAACATTCTTTTCTCTTTATCTGTATCTTGTTCAATTTGTATATTAGCCATAGCACGAACAAGACGAATACTTTTTTTAAAATTAAGTAAATGAGTTTGATCATTTAGTTTTGGGAAAAATTTATTTAAAAATGTTGGCACGGTATTAATATTTCCATAATCAAATGGTATTCCCTGTAAAGCTGATTGAATGTTGTCTTTCTCGTCTTGTCCTCCTCCATTTTGAACAATTTTTCCTATAGGGTCTTTAGTACCGTTATAAATTTCATTTTCATAAAACAACTTCCCGTCAAGTTTTTTGATAGATAAAAAATCATTAATAGTTTCATTATTATCACAATTAAACTCATTTTCTACTCCTGCAAAATCACCAACAATTAAATATGCGTTTTTTTTATTAACACTGTTTGAAAGGTTTAAAAACACCAAGGAATGACTACGAGAACTATTAATATTATTGGGGGTTCCCTTCACGTGTCGATCCGTATCTATCACATAAGTTAAATAATCTCCCAACCGAGTATTAACTGGAAATTTCTTTGTTAACATATTCGTTTCTGCATTTTCTTGCTTATAAACACGAAAAGGATGATTATTTGTATGAGTTATCACATCCTTAAGTTGAAAATAATTATTTGTTTTATTATAAGTAAAATTTGCATTATACCCGTTATTTGTATTCGTCGTTTTTTTTGAAAATCCTATATAATTTGTAGCTTGAATTCGTGAATCGTTATTATCAGTATCATTCGGATTTTTGTATAATTCTATTATTTTCACATTAATGTTATCATATGTCTTCTCTGTTGCTAATTTATTACAAATTTCAATTAAAATACCATCTTCTCTATCGGTTTCAGATATTTTTCTTGAAATTAAAGTGCTGGTTTTTCCTGCTCCACTTGAACCATATCCCATTACAAAAACAGGTTTAGGATTTTCTTCTTTTAATTTATCTATAATTTCGTTTACATATCCTGCAATTTCTTTATTTGATTTTTCAGGACGAAAAATGTTTGTAAAGTTTCCAAATATATATTTATGTTTATATTCGGGTATATCCTTTGAATTTGTGTTAAATGCACCCTCCTTATCTTTTGTATAATATTGCGTATGGTCATCATTGTAATCTAATACCATAGTTTTTGTAGTGTTTCCAGCACCAGACAGACTTTCTAGTTGAATATTAAAACGTCTTTGATTATATTCTTTTCTGTTATGCTGATCATTTCTAATTTTCAAATAGGTTAAAATAGACACATCTATTCTCTCTTGAATTTTTTTATTAATTGCAGATTTTAACTCCTCGTTGTCATTTAATTCTGTTAATAAACCAGTATCGTGTAATATATTCTGAATACATTCTTTCTCTTTTTCAATAATTTCTAATATGTAGTAAAAAAAATAAGCCAAATTCTTATTTAACTCTCTATCTGTATCTGCAATGTTGCTACCCGAGGTTTCAATTTGGAAATAAGGTTCTTTACATAGAAAAATATTTTCTAATATTTCATTTGCAAAATCATTAATATTAAAATAAGTTCTTTTGTTACTGTCTGTGTATTTATTTTCATTATTGAGATTTGTATTTATTCCTTCTGTATCTGCTGGTATATCTATTCCTTTTGTTAAGTATTCAATTTTCGTTTTATTTTCTGGTGTATCCAGTATTTTCCGAATGTTTGTTCGTTTATTTGCTTTAAAATCTGCACCAATCATAAAAAATTTATGATTGTCTTCTGTTAATTGAGTATTATCAATACCAACATAATGAAATTTATTCAATAATGGGATATATTGTTTTAAATTCTCTATTTCCTTTAATTCAGAATTATTTAATGCTAATACTTTTTTCAAATTAGGTAAATTAATAAACTCGTTTACCGCTTTAATATAATTACCTATCATACTTCTAAACAAATTTTCAATTTCATCAGTTACATTCAAATCAACGAAATTCTCTGGAATTTTACCCCCAGATTGGGATCGTTTAGGTTCATTCAATAATTGCCTTGATCTTAATGCAGTTATTTCGTTCTCTATATTAGTTAAAAACTCTTTTACTTTGTTTGTTCTTTCTTGAAAATCAGTTTCAGCCATTTTACTCAACAGATGATCAAATGTAGTTTGAAAACAGCTGGTTATTTCAAGTATACTGTTATTCTCACCAGAAAATGAATAGTTATAATTTTCACTGTAATATAAATACTGCTGTCCTTGTGCATCTTCGTGAACTATATATAGTTTTTTTTCGGTTTTAGCTGTAATAGCATTGTTGCTTGTAACCATCATTGTTTTGCTTTCAGTAATATTATAATAGTTATTGATGTGAATAGTCAAGCTTCCTTTTTTTGGAAAAGAATCTGTGGTTGGGGAGGAAGTTGTAAATGTAAATTTGTTTGTATCTGCCAAACTACAATATCCTATAATGTTAAAACTTGCTTGACTATGAATTTTATCAGTTTCAAGGAAATATATTTTTGAAGTGTAACCTTGTGTCATTATTATATTATATTATATAAATATTTTTAAATTGAAAATTTACAAGTTTATATAGAAAAATCTTTTTATAAAGAAAAACTATAGAATGGAAGTGTATCCTAAAGATTTTTGTGTTTTAGTGGCTTCACATATATCATATGAGCATAGAATACACTTTTTAGTGGAATGTTTAGAATCTTTAGTAGGACAGTCACTGAGCATTCCAATTTATGTATCCATGTCTTTTGAAAATGAGGAAATTAAAGAAAAAACTATTCTAAATGTCAGTGCGAGTGAAAAGATTATAAACTGTCAATTCATTATCATTGTTATGCAGGAATCAAAAACACCACAAATGAAGCACTTTGAACATTTATTAAATGCGATAGAATACAAACACGAATGGATAATGTTTTGCGACGACGATGACACTTACCAAGAAGACAGAGTCTTGAATTTTGCTTATCATATACAAAAGGCTAAACAAGAAGAACAACCCAACTGCAAATTGATTGGAGTATATGAAGGAGTAAGTGACAAATCTCACAGAGAAAAACGAGAAGAATATTGGTCTTATTGTGTTCACAAAGACACGGTCAAGAAATTCTATACTTCCTTGGACAAGTATGATACTATTATCGCAAACAAATGTTGCGATGTGTTATTTGCCGAATATTTACGACGAAGTTCCCCCGTATACTATTTTATTCAATTGAAAAAGTCGTTTTACAATTATCGGATAGAAGACAACCAAAATAGTATTACAGGATATATACAAAACAATCGAATTATGTATGAGAACTTTCAAGAGCCACCGCCAAAAGAAAGTGAGGAGTGGAGCGATTATATAGAAAAATGGAACAAATATATACAAGAAAACAAAAACATATATACCCACGATTTTTATTTACGCACCCTGGTTGGTATTGACTTTGACACTATTTTACAAAATGAATTCTTACAGAACTATTGTTTATTGGAATATATGGATCAAGACTTCATAGAAGAATTACGAAATTGGCATTTAGAAATAAAAGAAGCGTGCAATCTCGTTTATGATATACCTATCTAATTTACATCTTTGAATCACTAAAGATGTAAATATATACACCGTTGACATTAAATGTATATAGATATATAAATGAGCTACACATCAAGTCCAAATGGATTATTTACATATACAATCACTGGTGTGTCAGATAGCACCGAACTTGCTATCATACAAAGTGCTTTTGACAAATGGGACTCTATTTGTCTCGTTGATACTTCTCGCTGGGGGGCTGATTATACCATAAGTGTTAGTTACTCGGTCGCTGATTTAGAGACTGGTATTCTTGGCGGAGCATCTATGCAAACATACAATATTAGCCAAGGAACTACTTATGGAAATATTATGCCTGCGAGCGGAACTATACAGTTAAATACAGATTATACTACCTCCATGCTTTCTGATACACGAACAGGAGGAAAAACAGAATACTATTATGTGGTTCTACACGAACTTGGACATATTTTAGGAATTGGACCTTTCTGGAGTGCATCTTCTCCTATTTTTGCTCCTATTACCAGCTACACCGACGCAAACGATTCTATCACTAAATACTATTACACGGGAACCAATGCGGTTAATCAATATAAATCTTATTTATACGGAGATGCTTTAGGGCTTATTGCTGGACTCCCTATAGAAGACAATGGGGGTAGTGGAACAGCTGAAGTTCATCCGGAAGAAGGTTTAGAAAACGTAATCAGCACAGATACTCGTTATATAAATGGTATCTTTCATCCTGGACTAAACGATGAACTTATGACAGGATGGATGGAAGGAAGTCCAACTGATACTCCTCTAAGTAGAGTTAGTTTAGGATTTTTAGCCGATATGGGATATATTGTTGATTATAACGACGCAGAAAGTTTTAGCATAATATATACAAGTATGTCTTTTTCAAATAATCCTGAATTATTTCATCAACAAGATTTCGCATATTTTGATAATGCTAATAAATTTAAAGAATCATATATTAAAACATTCTTTGATGTATCAGGCGATATTCGTCTTGATAGTCACTATACCGCAGTGTTTAATGCAGACGGGGATGCAAGTGCAAATGAAATCAAAAATGTTCTCAGGACCAATACATTAGACTGTTCCAACATACAAGATTTATCAGTAAATCAACGCATTTTTGTGCAAAATGATATTTCACTCAATAAAAGAATGTTTATTGCAGGAGATTTATCCGTCAATGGAACATTGCATTTTCCAGAAAATTCTTTATCCAGCAGTGATTTTGTTTCTTCATTTGATGTGACAGTAAACACGAATCAGTATAACCACTCTAATTCTCAAATAAAATCAGCACTTGATGTTTCAGGACTTGAATTTTATGTCGCAGGAGAAGCTACCGCACTTGACAAAGATTTTCAAGTGGACGGCAACACGTATGCTAATAACTTTATAAACGATGATTTAGATAATGTAATATTGGAAGACGATTCCCTTATTAATCGTTTAGATGTAAGTAATAATGCATTCTCTATAAGCAAAATATACTATGATACTTCTTATTCCAACATTGCAGATGATTTCAGTTACAACCCAGTGCCTTTCATAAGCAGCAGTGGAAAAAATATATGTTATCCTGTTTATGATATTGACGAAACAATTAATTATTATAATACATTATACAGTAATAATCATGGAACCTCTTTTATAGATATGTCCACACGTCTTGAGGGAACAGCTGGTTCTACAAATACAAAGGGATTATTAAACTTTTATGTAACTGAAAATCAAAAATATATTTATGGATACCATCATAGCGAAGGCATCAAACGAAGTGATAACTATGGTTACAGTTTTACAGATATCTCCATGGTAAATATTCCCAATAATGATTTATCTTATTGCCTTGGATTATCATCAACAAATTCTGCCTTTGATACTACTCATTCTAACTTAATAGCCAGTTCAGCCAGTGGAAAACACGTATATATGGGAGGGTTTAAATGTTATGATGTATCTGGACCTAATGTTTTAGATGACATTGGACACTTTTTAATTAAAAGTTCAGATTTTGGAGAAACCATGAATTTTGATCTTTCCGCTTCAGCTATCAACATGGTGACACACAAAAACAGTGATTTGTCATTTAATTCCATGATTGGTTCCAGATATGTTTCTTGTAGTGCAGACGGTAAATATGTCATTTGCTCTGTTCACGGATTAACACCATTAGATGACTTAAATATTGTTTCTGCCACAACCTCTTCTGCTAATTGGTACCCCGTTTTATCCAGAGATTATGGAAACAATTGGGATTTATTAACTTCTGAAACTTTCAAGGATTATCATATATTAGACAATACTGACCTCAGTTTGAACACTTCAGACAGCTTGAACAATTGTGTAGGCACTGCTGTTTCCAAAACAGGAAAATATGTCGCATGTGCATTTCATTCCGTTGCTCCTAACCCAATACTAGAACCCATTCTCTTTTATTTATCTTCCGATTACGGAAAAACCTTTGATTTAAAAGCTAACTTGGAAGTAGATGATGCAACCTATCTTTCTAACGGCTTACAAATTAGTCTTTCTTCAAACGCTGAAACTATTTCTTTAATTTCTACCAAATCTGCATCCAAAGTATATTATAGCTCCGATTACGGAACTTCTTGGAATACAACAAGTATTGCTTTGCCCAACGACCAAAAAGAACATTATAGCCAAATTTCTTCCAACGCACAGTTTTTAATTCGTAATATTACATCCGAAACAATTGTACCTGAAGTCGAATCAAATAGCACTATTACATTTGATAGTTCTTTAGGCGCCATTGGTGTGAGGGACTGTATTCCAGCAAATCAACAAATTTTTACTACACGATTATTAAATAATGCAAATGTTATTTCAAATGATGATGGTGATATTGTTATGATATCGTCTCCATCTGCTACTAACCACGCTTCTAATAGTGATGTTGGTTCTGTTTCTATTTTTAAATATCAAACTGTCACAGAAAGTGAATTTAATAATTCTATAACAGATGGCATAAGATATTGGTATGCTACAGACGGAGATACTTCTAAATCAAATAATCGTGTTTTATTTACTAGCGGCAATTCTTGGTCCGCAGAACAAAAATTTTGGTATCAACAAGGAGCGCCAATTCAAGGGTCCAACTTATTTCACATATCAATGACAGGACAGGGTAATATGGGTATGTCATCAGATGGACTTACTGTTGCAATTGGGTCTAATCCTTGGTGGGTTGGAGATGGACCGTTTCATAGTGGAGTTGTAAGATGTTGGGAATATAGAACTGTTACTTCTGATGAATGGAATAATGGATTTCCTATAAATTGGACATCCGTAGTATCAGCACATCAGTATGAAAACGGAAGAGAATTTTCGTCGATTGGTTATGGTCGTGGGGGAGTATGGAATGTTAGTGCTTATCCTACAATTATTTGTGATGAAGCTGATGTTCTTCCATCACACGATTCTACTAAAAAATATTGGGTGCAAAAAGGATTTAATGATGTTGCGCATGCGGTGCGTTACGGATGTTTGACTGGTGCTTCCGTTTCGATGAGCAGTGATGGTAATACGATTGCCGTTGGTTCTCCTGATGTGAATGTAGAAACGTCTTATAAAACTGGTTACGATAAATCAAACGCAGACCAGGCAATGTTTATTAATACTAATGATTTGAAGGGAAGTATTCGTGTGTTTTATTACAATTCTTCAAGCACTCGCTGGGAACAAATGGGCAGCCAGTTCTATGGTTCAAATACAAATGACCATATTGGAGATATTGACACTATGAAATTAAGTAAAGATGGAACTGTATTAATATATATGGAAAAAGATCATACTAATCAAAAAGGAATAATGAAAGCATATAAATGGAGCAATCCTGGTTCAAGCACTGGTTCGTGGAGCCAAATGGGAAGTAATATTACGGTTGGTGACAATCAATATGATTGTTATGGTGGACTACCCCATACTTACGGAGGCAATACTACAGCTGCAATAGCGTCGGGTAATACAAGTGCGTGGTACTCGTGGTACGCCACAGTGGGTTTTCTAAATCATGAAGGCGATGGAACTAATACTAGTAATTTAAGAGGAAAGAAAGTGAATCTAAGTGGTATAGATATCAGTGATGATGGTAGTATAGTTGCTATAGGTTCTATTTTTGTGAATGACCATAAAGGTGCAGTTAAAGTATATGAATATAACACTCCGGGCGCAACTGGTGGATCGTGGAGTCAAAAAGGAACCACACTTACAGGTAGAGGAGATTCGGAAGAAATGTTTTCAAAACCAGCGTTAAATGGAGATGGAACCGTATTACTTGTAGGAGCTCATAGAAGAACTGCTTCATATGCAAGAATTCATAAATTTACCAATAATGACTGGGTGCAAATTGATAGCGATATACAAGGCACGACCTACCTAACCGCCGACACCTATACCTTTTACAGTCATGATGTTGCACATTTCGGTGGTCATGTAAGATTAAACAAAACTGGCGATACAGCATATATTAGTAATACAAAAGAGATAAGTGATGGCTCAGGTAATGCAGGGTTGACACAAGTGTATACTTTATCAACAACCCCTCGCTCTGTTTATTATCATTCTAAAATATGTAAGCAAATTACTCCTTATGTAAAAACATATTATACACATATGGTAAAAGACTTTTCAAATATTTCTAACGGTAACTCAAGTGCAGATAGTTCAATCACATATAGCGGTAGTATGTTAACTGCCTCCGATTATCGTCTTAAAAGCAATGTGCAACAACTTCAATATGAAAATGTAGATAACTTACAACCGGTTAGATATACATTCAAAAATAGTCATCAAGAAACGTTTGGTCTCATTGCTCACGAACTTGAGAGCGAATACCCCTTTTTAGTGGATGGTAAAAAAGATGGTTCTCATTACCAAACCGTCAATTATAACGGCTTACTTGGAGTCTTAGTACACGAATTGCAATTAATTAGAAAAGGTTTAGAGGAATACGACTAAACAAACAAAAATTTATATGTAGTTTTATATATACATATAAATGTCAGTACCATATCCATCGTACGATTGGGATTTTAGACAAGCTATTAGTAGTGGATCTGATATTACTGATTTCAGTTCAGGACAAACGCTAACATATGATGGACCTTCCTCGACTGTGTCGGATGGTCTTGCGGTTACAGATGAAGCACACCACGTAGATTTCGGAAGCAATGTGGTAACTCTCAACCCCACATTTTCTATGGAATTCTATACGAAAACAAGTTCTATACGAAAACATACTTCTGGAGTAGCTGTATATTTTCTTAGACTTAACAAGCCTGACATCTCTTCCAGTCATGGGTTTACCATTTTACTTGATCATACAAATAATGATGGAACATTTACTGTCTATTACCCTAAGTCCGCCACTGCGAACAGTGTGGCTGGGGCAATTCACAACTCTGGTACTGGTATGTTTCAATGGACTGCAAATACTGAATTACACATCGTAATAACGTTTAGTGCAACAACTTCCAAGTTTTATGTAAATGACAATTTAGTTAGCACAGCAACGTTGTCAACACAATTTAACGACGGAGTGACTGCCGAACACGGTGGGTCGGCCTCGGGCCTCTGGAATAAGCCTTCGGCTACTTACGGGGCACTTCCGGGAAATCATTATTTGTTTAGAATATATGATACTGAGTTGACTGCAAACAATGTAAGCACATTATTTACATACAGAGATCATTATAATTTTCACAACGACATTTCAGTGCAACGAGTTATTCAAGGAGATATTTATTTAACCCAAACGTTAAACAAAACCATTGAAGATTATAAAGCATACAACATTCCATTACACGATATTTCCTTTGGAGCATTCCCTGTAAACAAATATAAACAAAGTTATGCAAAAACATTTCTGGATGTTTCAGGCGAATTTGTTCATAGAAAACATACCTTCATTGGAGACATTTCGTTTAACTATGATCTTAGTATAAATAATCTAATGGTTGTGAATAACGATTTATCCTTAAACACAGGATTCATTGTAAATGGAGACGCATCTTTCAATGGAAATGTTAATGTGACTGACGAGATTACTCTAAACGGAACATTAAAATTAAAAGACAACTCCATCGAAACAAGCAAACTCACCTTTACCATTGTAGAGAATGAAGGAACTTTTGATACTAGTCAAGATGTTTCCTTAAATAGCAATTTTACTATACAAGGCGATTTTGACAAATACCTTGATATTTCCGGAAACATTCAAACCGACTTTTCAGAAAATATTGTCTTGATTCCTGGTTCGTTGGGTTTAGATTTAACTGGGGGAAGTGCTACCTTAAGCGGAAAAACAGGAGACGACGCCTTTTTAAATGGAACCTATATTGTAAAAGACAACAGTGGAAATACTACTGGAAATATTTACGATGATTTAAATGATTTAAAATACAGTAAACTCACTTCTTTATCTAAGAACTGGAATAGTAATCAAGTAAATAGTCGTGGAAATTGGGTATATGACGGTTCCAGCAATTATACAACTTATATGGATGAATTTGGACGCCCTCAAACTGTAAAAGGAGATAACTATGATTTAACTCTACCTTTCCATTTTTATCCTTCCCAAGCTTTCTTACGAACTACCCCAATCCTTCCTGCAAGTTCATCTATCAATCCACACAATTATCCCGCTTCTGTTAAGTTTTTGGGTAGTTCAGTTGAAACAACTATTGATGATGTTGCTACATCAGTTGGAACTCCTACTTATAATTATGACTTTAAACACAATCAATCTATAATTGATAATATATCTAATAATGGAGGAACGCTGCAAGGAGACGCCAGTATAGGAACTGATGGTTTGACTTTAGACGGAACTGGTGACCGTTTTGAAATGGATCCAAGTAATTTTACATGGGGTGGAACCAACACTCTGGAACTTTATGTTAAACTAACAACACAAACACAAAGTGTAAATCTTGGTATAATGGGGTTTGGTGGAGATAATACAAATGCAGGGGGAGCCTATTTGATTGTGCAAACAGGAACCGCTCAAACACATTATGAATTTTACCAAAGAGACGATGCTAATGCAACTCACGGTGCTGTTGCAAGCAGTATTAATTACAACAGTTTTGACCATCACGTATTCGTTTTTGATCCAACTTCAGGTATTAAATATTATATTAACGGAACACTTGCTCATGATACTAATGCTGCATATACAAGCACAGCGCAAACTAGGTCAGGTTATGAATATAGAGTTGGAGCACCTCCTTATAATGATGCAACAATGGGAATAGCAGGTGTTTTTTCACATGTGAGAATTTGGAATGATGTTGCATTATCATCTGACCAAGTTACAACATTATATAATAATAGGAACAATAACATTTCATTTAAAAATTCTATCAGCAAATACCATCTACTCGGAGAATTTACGAATAAAGCTACTGCCGTTACTGCAGACAGTAGTCTAAACTATACTTACAAGTCAGTTGTGACAAATACTTCCGGAAATTATTTACACGGTGCTGATTTCTTATATGACCTTAAACGAAAATACTATATTAATCAATTACGAATGATTGTAGATCAAGCTCCAGACAGTTCGGGAAATTCTTATGGTGAATATAGCATTGATGCATTAGCATATAGTGGTTCTTCATTCAGTGGTAAAAAATTAGAAAACAGTTATCCCAATTTATATCTTAATACCGCCGCGCACGACATTAGCTATGGATTTACAGAGGATCATACGAATATTGTATATGATTTATCATATAATAAAAATCAACTTCCCATTATTGATATGAGCGGAGGAGGGGGTATCCACATTGCACCCAGAGAAATCTCTATACAAGACGGCTCATTAAACACAATCAACATTCATAAACCTATTATTAAAAACACTTATAGCAAACCAACTTATAGGAAACCAAATGTAACCAATTCTGTTCCTACTCCTTTTCTCTACTGGGAACTAAGACGAAGCTCTGGAGATGTTGCTAAGGTAGATACTATTCAAAATAAAGCATTTGACACATTTGATAATATTACGGTTAGCACATCTACAGGTGCTGTTATTGATACAAATAGTGACGGTATGGGCGGTTCTAATTTATGGCTTACTGAAGATTATACTGTTGAAATGTATTTTAAAGGTGCTGAAATCGATGATACCACATATGAAACATATATACACATTGTTGACCCTAATGGATTCCAAAACAATTATGGCGGAATGCAGATGAGACAAACTGCGCTTTTTATTAACAACGGATATACTGCTGCTAGCAAACAAGATGCATCAATTACTATTCCTTTTACAGTAGGGGAAGTTTATCATTATGTTATTTCAGTAAGCACAACAAATAACAACATTATAATGTATCGAAATAATTCACTAATATTTGAGACCACATTAAATTCACCTATGGAAACTCATTTATGGGAAGCATTTAGTTATGGTTCTGCAATGAGTAGTGGAATCCCCAGTAGATATGATGCGGGAGGTGAATATTATTTCTTGAGATTTTATCATACAGCATTAAATGCTGAACAAGCTACTACTCTTTATAATGGAAGAGATACTATTGATTATAACAACTGGACTTATTTAAATCCAGAATTTTACAGCTATTTTGGTGCTCGTGATGTAAGCGGTCACTTCAATAAACGCATTAGTCAAGACGGACAAACAATTGCGACATTAAACCATCGTGGATTTGAAGCTTATGATATGTCCTATGCAGAGGTTGTTTTCTCTACCGATTACGGCAATAATTGGAAAAATATTTTACGCGACTGTTCCGATTCCTTCTTATTTACTGAACACGATGTTTCTTATGGATTATTATTTGCAACAGGTGATGCTTCCGGTGCGATTGATATTGCTACTTCCGGAAACGGACAAACTATGTATGTTGGACG